CTGCTTCCCTATCAAGATACCGAAGAAGACTACCTAAACACCCTTCGCAATGTCGGTATGACTGATGACGACATTCTTGGAATGGACATGGTGCAGGATTGGCGGGACGCTATGTACAACACAGTGTCCGATCAGTTAAAACAGGGTCTGATTACCGAAGACCAAGCGAACAATATTTATCGGGGCAGGACCTCCGACAATAGGGTTTATGGCTTCTCCTCCCCTGAGCAGGGCAAGGCTCTGGGTTATCAACGCTCTCTGATTCCTACTAACGAGGAAGCGTATAAAGCTGCCCAATCCGGGAACCTGGCTAAAGCTCAGGAATTGTACCGTCAGATGGGTTTGACCCCGGCCGAAGCCGCCCGCAATGCTATGGAAGCGTTCAAACAAGCTTCTAAAGCGCTCACGGGCGAAGACATCTTCAAGGGCGGTCTTAATACTGCGGCAACCGCGTTGTCTATCGCCAAGGCACTCAAAGGCAACGAACCCGTCAAGCGTGCCGATCCGGGGGTGGCTCGTCCGGTGAGCTACCAGCATTATGCGGCTCGCCCGGTGAAGTTCGCGGGGGGTGGCCGGGTGTCCGGCGGCCTGTCCGAGGTGACCATCAAACTGGCTCAAGCGATGAAAGGCGGTCTGATCCCGGGTGGTAGCAAGGGTCAGGATGATGATGTGGACGCCCGACTGTCCCCTGGTGAATACGTGTTTGACGCAGAATCAGTGTCCATGCTGGGTGACGGTAACACCGAAGCTGGTGCCCGAGAACTTGACCGCATGCGCGCCAACCTCCGCAAGCACAAGCGATCCGCGCATCACGGTAAAATCGCACCTAAGGCGAAACCCGTAGAAAAGTACCTGGAGAAATAAGATGGCCGGCATCGAATACCAATACACCGCACCATGGACAAACCTGACCAATACGGCGACTAACGCAGCGGCGGGTCTTCCTGGCCAGATCCAAGACACGTATAACCAGTGGCATGACCAACCACTGACCGCTGGTTATAACCCCAACCTACAGCAAGCTTGGCAGACCGCGCAACAGGGTAATCCATGGGCGGGGGGTGTGTCCGACGCCTTCGCCAAAGCGAGTGACATCAGTCGTTGGCAGAACGCCGCCTCAGGTGTTCTGGATCAACAAGGTGCTATGTTGCAGCAGGGTGCTAACATGCTGCAACAAGCACCCCAAGAGGTGAACAAGCATTTTGGCAGTCTGGATCAGTATCAGCAAAAAGCCGATGCGGCTATGGGTGGTTACGGTACCGCTCAGAACTACTTGCAGCAAGCCTCTACCGCTTACCAGCCATACTTTAACGACATCTCCAACTACCAGACCCAGATTGGTGGCATCGGCAATCGGATCGGTCAGGCAACGTCGGGCACGGAACTTGGTCAACAGACGGTGCTGGGTGCGCTGCCGCTGGTACAGCAGGCTACCGGGATGCTCACTCGTGGTGGTGTCTACGATCCCAACGAGCTTCAGAAGTACCTGAACCCCTACACCCAACAAGCGGCCAACGCGGCGGTTTCCGACATTAACCGGAACCTCAACGAAAATCTGATGCCGCAGGTGAACAGCACCTTTACCGGAGCGGGTCAGTTTGGTTCTACTCGCAATCAAGAGTTCGCCAACCGGGCGCTACGTGACACCCAGGAAGCCGCCGGCAAGGCACTGGCTGCCGCCAACTATGGTGCCTATGATAAGGCCAATCAGTTCTATTCTGATTGGGCGAGCAAGGGGCTACAGGCGGGTTCCCAGATCGGCAACCTGGCCAGTCAACAAGCACAAATCGCACAGACGCAGGGTCAGCTGGCCAGCCAGCAAGCTAACATTCTGAGTTCTCAGCTGCAGGGCACCCTGCAGAATGCCGGTCTGGACGTTAAGCAGGCTGAGATGGTGAACGAGTTGCTGCCGAAGTTGGCAGCCACCCAGGGTAACCTCACGTCTTCGCAGGTGAATGACTACCTCAAGAACGCTGGCCTGGACGCACAACAAGCCAATACCGTGGCAAATCTCTATCCATCACTGGCCTCCGGATATTCGCAACTGGGTCAGGGCTACAACCAGATGGCGGGTTCCTACACCAACCTTGGAAATCAGCAGCTAAACCAAGCCGCTGGAATGGCGGGTATCGCCGGTCAGGGTGCAGGTGTTTACCAGAAGGACTTCGAGAACTTGATGACCACTGGCCAGAACCAGCAGCAATACCAGCAGCAAGCTCTGGATCGAAATTATCAGGACTGGATGACCCGCCAGCAATACCCCACTCAGATGATGGGTGCTCTTGGTCAATTTGTGGGCAACGCCTCTCGCGGCGTCCCACCAAATCAGTATCAGGTGAGTGCACAACCGGACGATCTTACCAAGGCACTAGCGGCACTCCAGGGTGTCTCTACTGGTGTGAATGATCCCGCAATCCGCAAACTCCTCGGGCTGGGCTAATATATGAGCGATCTTATTCAAGAACAACTTCAGATGTTGCGTGACATGCGGGATCAGTACCAGCAACGGTATGATCCGGCTGAACAACAGCGACAGCTTCAAGCACGCAACCAGATGATCGACCGTTACCAGGGCGTGGTGGATACACCTCCGCAGCACTCGATGGGTCCGGTCAACACAATGGTGTCCAGCTACCTGAGTAAATACACTCCGGGTCAGGGTGGCACCGGGATGATCCGAGCGATTGGTGAAACCTCGGAGTTGATGCGTCAACGTGAACTGGAAGACCGTAAGCGCCAGCTGGGTGAGGTTGGTGCAGTGGCCAACATGCGAGATAAAGTGGTTGGTGAAGAAGACCGGGTGCTTCGCGACCAGCTTGGTCTAGCTACTAAGATAGTTGGGCGCTCGGCTGCCGGTGCCGGTAAGCCGGTGGTTAAAATGGACAAAGATGGTAATATGGTATCTTTTGATCCGACCACCGGTGAAACCAAAATTGTACATTCCAGCCAACGCGGTGAATATCAGCGCATTTGGACTAAGGTTTACGAAAAAGCAGTGCAGGAAAGTATGCCCGATCCTGAACAATATGCACACAGTGTGGCCGCCAACGTGCTGGGGACCGCTATGGTCGGTGGTCAGCGAGGCGGTGAACCCGCCCAGGCCGCACCCACTTCCCCGGCTATCCGATACAAGGATAAACCGGAAGAAGCGCGTGCTAAGGAATTTGCTACCGGCACCGAGAAATCAGCCATTGATTTTTATGAAAAGGAAATCCGGCCGGCTGCACAATCGGCTGACAGCATGCTGCAAACTGTCGGCATGATCCGCCAAATTCCGCGCACCCAAGACGCATTTGCACCTTACCGGGAAAAGCTGGGCTCAGCGTTTAATGCCTTGGGTCTTGATGGCAAAATGGCTACCGAAGCCGAGAATCTGCAACAACTTCGTCCACTGTTGGCCAAACTGGCTAACGATCGCCTCCTGGCTGCCAAGGGGGTTCAGACTGAGGGTGACGCTCAACGTGCCTACAACGAGTTCCTGAAGATTACCGACACCCAGAAAGCAGCCGACTTCATGTACGCTTGGACGGAAGAGCTGGCTAATCGAGCAAAGTTCAAAGACACAGTATATCGTGATGCCGCTAACACCGAAAAGACAATGCAGAAGGGTGCCGATTATTGGGGTATGACTGATTATGCCAAGACCGCTCCTGTGGCACTTATCGGAAACCGACCCTGGGCATTCACTGACTGGCGTAACAAATTCCTAAAAATGAACCCAGATGCTACACTTCCCGATGCAATCACCGAATGGAACAAATTGACTCGCGGAGGTAAATAATGACTAAATGGGTAATGCCCCATGACGAGATGCCGGAAGAGCTGGTAACCCCTACCACGGCGGCACCTCGTTTTGTACTTCCGCACGTGGCCGAGGAAGACGCGGCCGCCCGGAAATCGCCTGCACAGGAAACGCTGGAATCCGAGTCACCGGGGGCCCGTGTTCTGATTGGTGCGGGTTCCCTGCTCAATCGAGCACGGTTGGGTGCCAAACAACGTGCTGGCCAGTTGGGTAGCCTTCTTGGGATGAAGAACCGGCTGTCACAAGAAGTGATTGACGAACTTGCCGCCAACAGAGAGGCAGAAACCGCCATTTCCGGTGATCCATATGCAACCGCCGGCAAAGTGGGGGCGGGCGCTGCTATCGGTCTGGCAACGCCCGTTGCGCGCGTTCTTCCCGCAGCCGCTACTGGTGCAGCGGTGGAGGGTATCCTAGCACCAATGGAAGATCCCACCTTGGGGAACATTCTCACCGAGGCTGGTAAGGGTGCGATTCAATATGGTGCTGGCCAGCTAGCCGGTAATGCATTGGTGGGCAGTGCCGCCCGTGCTAAAAACACCTTGCAGGGTAAATTTGCGGACCCGGAGGTTCAGAACCGGTACCGCATTTTCAGGGAATATGGTGTACCCTTTTCTAGGGGTGACCTGTCGCAGGATCTATCGACACTTAGATTCGAGAATGCTGCCCGCCGCATCCCGTTGTCCGGGCGTGCCGAATTCATGGAAGAACAAGCCAGGAAACTTGGCGAGGTGATGGAATCGGCACCGGAGCAGATTGCAGGGGGCGTCGCACAACGCACTAAGGAGGACGTCGGTAGTGCCATCGTCAAGTCCGTAAAGGACAAATATTTGCAGAATAAGCAGGTAGCACGTGATATGTATAATGCGGTGTCCGCACGGGTGCAAGCAGTCGGTGCACCGCCAGTACCCACTACCGAACTGGCCGACGCCGCCAACAAACTTCTCCAAAAATACCCCACAGCGTTCGCTAAACTCACTGACGACCCCAGTACCGTGCGGGCACTCCAAGAAATCGCCGCAGGTACTGGCCCACAGGCAAGCGTGATTCTAAATCAAAGCGGCAAGCCGATTATGAAAGCCCCGCAGCTTACCTTCGATGAATTGCGGGCTTTGGACAGCGATTTGGGCGCTCTAATCCGGCAGGGACGCACTCTGTCGGCACGTGGGGAATACAATTCCAAGACGTTCGAGCAATTGGCCGAAGTGCAAAAAGCCCTACGTCGTGATATCGATAACTGGGCTACTGCCGTAGGTGACCCTGAAATCACCACCGGAGTAAAAACGGCTAACAAATTCTTCCGGGAAAACGTTATGCCGTTCAGGAAATCTAGCCTGACCCGCGATGTCATCCAAGACGGAAATGTTGATGCTGACACCGTGGTGAATCGGTTCTTCCGTGCCGATGCCCCATGGCGCTCCGAACAGGCTTTACAATTCCTCACGGATGATGGACTTCAGGCCGGTCGTTATCACCTGGTAAAGGAAGCGGAAAAACGTGCCATGAATGAAGCGCTAGAATCGGGGTATAGCCCATCCCAGTTCCTCCGTGGCACCAAACTTGGTGAAACTGGACCCAAGCTGTTCAGCGCCGACCAACTCCGACAGTTGGAAGACCTGAAAGAATTGGTACGGTCGTCCAGGCGTGCTGCGGGTTATAGCGCCGACCCGGAAACTGGTGCTGCGCTTTCGTCACTGGCACCCCTGCTAAGCATGAAAGTACCGGCCGCAGCTAAGATGTATTCATCCATTTCCCAGAGCGAGCCCTGGTCAAAGTTCCTGTTATCCACCCCCAGGCTATATACTGGGGGTGGAGCACTGGGTAAGGCGTCTGAATCTATCCTCAGGAAGCTCGGAACTGGGGCAGTCGGTGCTGCCGTAGAATAACCGCAGGGCCAACGGGAAGGTACTTCCCTTGCATTCTCGGGGTGCGCAGGCTATGTAAGTAGCTGACCGCACCCCGAATTCTTCTCAGCGCTTCTCTCCGCACGCGTAATTCTCAGAATCCTGTCTGTGATACCACACACTCCGAGGGCAGCTTAAGATATACACAGAAGAGTTCAAGAAGGACGGGGCTTCTCGGGGATGTGTGTATATTGTGTCATTGTGCTACTCGACTCGAATACTTGTCTTCGTGGACAGCATTCTTCGGTTCCACGTGTGTATTAGCACCACACACTGAGGTTTAGCTGGCATCTCGTGCCAGCCTGTGGTTTAATACAGCCTCCATAACCAATAGACTGGGGATAACATGGTAGAAGATCACATCCTAGACGAGTTTGCCAACCTCTTCCGCGGTAACACCCGCTCGTACGGCAGGTGGATCGAAGAAAAGGGGTCCAACGGTACCAAGGGTAAAAACATTACCGAACGTGGTACATACCGACACGATAACTTCCGTGACCACCTGGAAGGCAACGGTACCGGCATCGGGGTGGTGCCAATCCTGGATGACGGCACCTGTTGGTGGGGGTGCATCGACATCGACAATCATGGTTCATCAACCGACATTGATTTTGACGACCTCCTGGAACGCATCGATGAACTGAAGATTCCACTAGTGGTTTGTCGTAGTAAGGGTGGAGGTGCCCACTGTTATCTGTTTGGTGTAGAGCCGTTGCGTGCAGGTGCAGTGAATAAGCTTCTTACCAAGTGGGCTACCGATCTGAACGTGTATTCCATGGCCACCAACGGCCAGGTGGACATCTTCCCGAAACAGGATAGGCTGGCTATCGGGTCGGATGGTGAGAAGGCACTGGGCAATTATGTAAATTTGCCATATTACAACGCCGCCAACACTATCCGTTATGGTGTCGGCCGTGGCTTCGGGAATCTGTCTCTACAGGGTTTCCTGGCTATGACCGCCTTGAACAAGGTGACACAGGCCAAGGTGGCCACCATGATGAACGCGGGTCACTCTGAAGCACCTCCGTGCATTCAGAAGATTCTGTCTGACGGTGCTCAGGACTTAGGTAACCGTAATAACACCATGTATAGCATGGTAGTTTATCTGAAGAAGGCTAGGCCAGACACTTACCGGGACGACGCGGTGGATATCAACCACCGTATCTTTGATGTGCCGCTTGATCAATCCGAACTCAAGAAGGTGGTGAATTCTGCATCTAAGCGGGGCTACCGGTACAAATGTAAAGAAGATCCTCTCAAGTCACTTTGTGATAGCAAGACCTGTCTGAAACGCCGCTTTGGTATCACTCGTGGTGAATTGGATGAGATGAACGCCGAGAACAACCTTCCAGAGTTCAGTAACCTCACTAAATATGTGAGTGATTCCAACCGGTACACCTTTGATATCAACGGCATCACCATCAAGCCGGTGGACAGCGATACCCTAATGCGGTTTGCAGCTATCCGGAGTAAGGTTTATCATGATCTATCCATTCTGATGCCGGTAGTAACCCAGAAGGCTTGGGAAGGGATTTTGCAGGAGATGACTGCCAACCAGATAGTGGTGGAAACACCGGAAGAAGCCTCTCCTGGTGGTATTATCAAGGCGCGTTTGGAAGAATTTATCAGCCGTATCGATCTTACCGTGGATGGTAAGAATCCCGATTTCTCTGATCTGGATAACGGACTGCCGGTGGTGCGTGAAGAGTACGAGGCCACCGATGAATTCCCGGCTAGCCGAGTGGTGTTGTTCCGTGGTATGGACTTTGTGGAATACCTGCGGAAGACGCGATCCGAGGAACTAAAGGGCAGTAACCTGTGGATGGCCCTTAAAAACAACTGTAACGCCTACCACTCCAGGGTACGCACCGGTCACAAAGTACGCAATTTGTGGTGTGTTCCGATCCCTGAGATTGAACCCCCGAAGACCCCTGACTTTAACCCGGAATTCTAACATGATCCACATAGACTATAACGAATCGAATGGTAGGTTCCTAATTGACTGCCCATTCCACAAGGTAAACGTTGTACGAGCACTTCCCAGCCGTAGGTGGGAAGCCAAGAAAAAGGTGTGGTCGGCACCAGCCATCCGGGCCAACGCCCGAGCGATGAAGGAAATTCCGGACTTTGCTACTGCCAAATTTACCGAAGTGGCAAAGAAGGCGTTTGACAAAGCTATCGCTCCGGCTGAGGTGAACCGTGTTGGTAGTTTCCCAGCATGGTACAAGTTCCGCACTGAGCCTTGGTCACACCAGAAGAAAGCGCTTGATAAGGTGTATGGCTTACAGGCGTTTGCACTCTGGATGGATATGCGCACCGGGAAAAGTGCCGTTACCATCAATCTGATGAGTGCTTACCGGATGGAAGGGAAGATTCAAGCGGTGGTAATTGTCTGTCCAATGTCTATTCGGAAGAACTGGGAAGACGAAATCCTAAATATTCACTGCCCGTTACCGGCGTCGGTGCATGTCCTGGATTCTGGTAAGACTCGACCGTTTGAAAGTTGGTTGGCGTCTGACCACGATTTTAAGTGGCTAATTGTCGCGGTAGAGTCGCTGGCTGCTGGCGGTGCCCGCGTGCTCACTGAGAAGTTCATCAAGGCTTCGGGTGATGTTGCCATGGTGGTTGATGAATCATCTAAGATTAAGAACCCCACCGCTAACAGATCACAAGAATGTGTTCGCTTGGGTTCAATGACCAAGATCCGTGGTACTCTTACTGGTACACCGCTGGCTAAGGGTCCGATGGACATTTACATGCAGTTCGAGTTCATGGACCCCAACATCATCGGGATTGGCGATTTCTATTCATTCCGCAACCGCTATGCAGTTATGGGTGGTTACGAAAACAAGGAGATTATCGGGTACCAGAATATGGAAGAACTGACTGAGATAGTGTCACCATTCGTATACCAGGTACGTGCCGACGACGCCGGAATCAAACTACCCGACAAAACTAAGATCATCCGACGGGTGCAGATGAATCCGGAGCAGAAACGACTATACACCAGTATTCAAAAGATGAAGATGGCTGTCACCAATGACAAGTCCATCACTGTACAAAACACCCTGGAGAAAGCAGCACGGTTACAACAAATTGCTGGGGGTGTCATATCCTACGAGGACACCAGTGACGATACCAAACGGAAGTATATCATCGAGCGAATTCCCGGCAAGAATCCGAAGATTCAGGAGATCGAAGCAATTACAGAGGAAGTACCTGGCAGCATGGTCATTTGGTGCTTGTACGATATGGAAATCGACATGGTATGTGAGGCACTTCGAAAGAAGTATGGTGATGGCCAGGTAGTTGAGATCCATGGCCGTGTCGAAGAGCAAGACAGGCACGTAAATGTCAAGCACAAGTTCCAAGGCGGACAGGCACGTTTCATCGTTGGTAACGCAGCCACAGGTGGTATGGGTCTTACCATGTCAGCGGCCGACACTGTGATTTATTACAGCAATTCGTTCAATTTCATTGATCGTGAGCAGTCGGAAGAGCGTCCGCGTCATTTCACCCGATCGGACCGCCCGGTACTTTACATAGACTTGGTATGTGAAGGTACTGTAGATGAAGTGGTTATCCAGTCACTGGCTGAGAAAAAATCGATGTCGGAATACGTCCGTGATTCCGTTAAAGAAGTGCATCGTACTTTGGGATTGATATGATCCTGAGTCCGTGGTATAATTCGTTCATAATCAACCGATACAGATACTGACATGCCGAAAGTTTTCATCACCCACGAATCCCTGAGTTTCGATTATACCCCAGCCAAGCGCTTTGGTGAAATTGATTTCCTCACGGCAAACGACCTGTCAGCACACGACAAGTCGCCCACGAACCGGAACACTGTTTCCGAGATCCGCGCTAAGCTTGAGGAGTTCCAGGCGGATGACTATCTTCTGCCGTCTGGTTCTCCGATTATTACCGGCCTGGCAATGGCTATCCTACATGAAGAATTTGACCAGATCAATGTGCTGCGCTGGTCAAAGAATCAGCAGGATTACATTCCGATGGTAGTGCGGTTCGATTACTTCAATAACTGATTTTTAACTCCGATAGCGAGATTAGAATGTCTGATAGCTATGACAATGAGTTTTCCGTCTATGACGGCCTTTCACTAGTAGATCTTGTCAAGAAGATGCGTGCCGGTGAGGTGGTCAAAGAAGAGCAAGAAGCTAAGCTCAAGGAGATCAACAAGCACCTCGACTACCTCCGACTGGTGAAAATCCCGTCGAAGATGGAAGAGGAAGGCGTTGAAAACATGAAAGTGGAGGGTATCGGCAGGGTGCAGTTGGCATCCGACATGTACGTTGGTATCCAAAGCGGTCGTCAGGAAGAAGCTTACCAGTGGCTTTCTGACACGGGTCGCGGTGATCTCATCAAGAACGCCGTGAATCCTTCCACCCTGAAGGCGGCATTAAAAGACGCCATCCGGAAGGGTGAAGAAGTACCGGAAGAGATTTTCCGGGTCAGCCCATTCACACGGGCTAGTATCGTCAAAAAAGTTTAATTCCCATTTATTTAAGTTGAGGTAAAACCATGTCCAAGACCAACGCTGTTGCCAACGTTTCCGAAAACTCCGTAATCGTTGCCGAAATCCCTGAATTCCTGCGCAATCAAACCACCTCCCGTGGTGCCGAAGAAGTCAAGGCTTCTGACCTGATCATTCCCCGCCTGGAAGTGGTGCAGTCGCTCTCCCCCTGCCGCAAGAAGACCGACCCCGCCTACATCGAAGGTGCCGAAGAAGGTATGTTGTTCAACAACGTGACCCGCGAATTGTATGGCACCGAAGCGGTCGTGGTTCCGGTGTACTTCCGCAAGCAGTACCTGTTGTGGAAGGATCGCAAGAAGGGCGGCGGTACCGGTGGCTTCCGTGGTGCCTTCCCGAATGAACTTGCCGCACGTGAAGCGGTGATCAACATGGAAGAAGGCGACATCGACGTTGCGGAAACCAATGAGCACTTCTGCCTGTTGGTGCGAAACAACGGCAAGGTGGAAGAGATTGTGCTCTCCATGGCGAAGTCGAAGATGAAGGTTTCTCGCCGCTGGAACTCCCTGATCCGTATGAACGATGGTGATAGCTTCAGCCGTGCCTACAAGGTGTCCGGTGTGTCCGAGAACAACCAGAATGGCGACCAGTTCTACAACCTAGCAGTGGTGAATTTCGGTTATGTCACTGAAGAAATCTATCGTCGCGCCGAAGCACTTTATGAGCAGATCGCGTCTGGTGCTGTGAAGGTGGACACCACCATCGACATGTCTTCCGATGCCGCACCCTCCCGCAACAACGAAGAATTCTAATCAGTCCGGCATTCACTAACAAAGGCGGGGAAACCCGCCTAATCCTTATTCAAGGAAACGATAATGAACCAATACCAGCGATTCATCCACCAATCCCGTTACGCTCGTTGGATTCCGGAAGAAAACCGGCGGGAAACCTGGGAAGAGACTGTTGACCGGTACTGTACCTACATGGTTGGGCGCTACCCTCAGCTTCGCAGCCGGATTCGCGACGAGCTGCAGCCGGCAATCCTGGCTATGGAAGTGATGCCGTCAATGCGCGCTCTGGCCACCGCCGGTCCAGCGCTTGATGCTGAGGCGGCCTGTGGTTACAACTGTGCATATGTAGCCGTTGACAGCAAACGCGTGTTCAGCGAAGTACTTTATCTACTTATGTGTGGTTGTGGGGTGGGTTTCAGCGTCGAGCGCCAGTACATTCGCAATCTGCCGATCATTCCCGACACCATTCATGACTGTGACGACGTGATTGTGGTGCAGGACAGCCGCGCCGGCTGGGCAAAGGCTTACCACCGCCTGATCACCGCCCTTTACGCCGGCGACATTCCGACCGTTGATTATTCCAAGGTACGGGCTGCCGGTGAACCACTGAAGACTTTCGGTGGCCGCGCATCCGGCCCCGAGCCACTAAAAAAGCTTGTTGGTAACACTATTGCGCAGTTCAAGAAAGCTGCTGGCCGTCGCTTTACCAGCATCGAAGTACATGATCTCATGTGCTACATTGGCGAGATCGTCACTGTCGGTGGTGTGCGCCGTTCGGCCATGATTTCTCTGTCCAACCTGTCTGACCCCCGGATGCGTGAGGCAAAATCGGGTCAGTGGTGGGCGACTGATCCACAACGTGCGCTGGCTAACAATTCGGTAGCATACACCGAGAAGCCGGATTCCGCCATTTTCCTGGAAGAGTGGCTGTCGCTGGTGCGTTCCAAGTCGGGTGAGCGCGGTATCTTCAATCGGGAAGCTGCAGTGAAGAAGGCCACTCGGGAGAACCGCCGTAACGTGCAGGAATACGGCGGCAATCCGTGCATGGAGATCATCCTGCGTTCGCGTCAGTTCTGCAACCTATCCGAGGTGGTGGTACGTGCCGACGATACACCGGAATCACTTAAGCGCAAGGTGCGCCTGGCCACACTCTTGGGTACTATGCAGTCCGGCCTGACTCACTTTGGCTTCATCAGCGAGACCTGGAAGATCAACACCGAAGAAGAACGTCTGTTGGGTGTCTCGCTCACCGGTGTCATGGACAACCCCATTACTTCTACCAACAATGACTCGCTGAAAGAACTGCTCACCCAACTCCGCGCTGAGGCGCGTGCAGCCAATAAGGTGTATGCTGACCTTATTGGTATCCAGGAATCCGCAGCTATTACCTGCGTCAAACCGTCAGGTACGGTTAGCCAGCTGGTGGATTCAGCATCGGGTATTCACCCTCGGTATTCCAAGTATTACCTGCGCACGGTTCGTTCTTCCATGAACGACCCGTTGTGCAAGATGCTGATTGATGCAGGTGTGTACAACGAGCCATGTATGATGAATCCGGAAAACACTCGAGTGTTTTACTTTCAGACTAAGGCACCGGAACATTGTGTCACCCGCCATGATAACGACGCTATCCGCCAGTTGGAATTGGTGCACACCTATTATCACTACTGGGCTGATCACACTGTATCCAACACTATCGATGTGAAAGACTCTGAGTGGCCGGCAGTAGGTGCATGGGTGTACGACAATTTCGATTCGGTGTGTGGCCTATCCTTCTTGCCGTCGTCCGACCACACTTACCAGCAAGCACCCTACCAAGAAATCACCGAGCAACGATACCTGAATTGGTGCGAAAAGCACCCGATCCCGGAAATCAACTGGACAGATCTTGCCAAGTACGAAAAGGCAGACACTACTAAGGTAGCTCAGACCTTGGCCTGCGCAGGCTCGTCGTGTGAATTGGCCTAATTGATAATGGGGGCTTCGGCCCCCAATTGATAGAGAACTGGTATGGACGAGAAATTTTTGGAAATCGCGGCGAAGATTGAGGAAAACCAGCGTCAGGCGGGTATCAACGCCGTCAGGCAACGCCAGGCAGACTCTTACCCCAAGTGGGACGGTGAAACCTGTTTAGATTGCGGTGATGATCTGCACCCCGTTAGAATAGACATGGGGTGCGTGTTCTGTGTTCCATGCCAGGAGCTTCGGGATAAGAAGCTCAAGATACGTAGGGCTTAAAAGATAAGGATAGCGAATAGCATGAAAGCTTTTTCAATTTACGGGGCACCCGGCTGTGGGAAGACCACCACTTTGATGCGGGTGGTGTCCAAGTTAAAGGATGAAGGCTACGCTCCGGAAGACATCGCCTTTATTTCCCATACCCGTGCGGCAGCCGAAGAAGCACTATCCCGCCTGGGATTGAGCAAGAGTCCCAACGTCTGCACCATCCATTCGATGGCGTTCCGTCTTCTTGGTATGTCGTCAGTGCAGGTGGTTGATCACCGGAAGCTGCAGCAGTTTGCCAAGGCAATTAACATCCCAATCACTGGTAAGGCTCACGAAGAGGATGAACGTTCGGTAGGTGATGACTACATGGACGTCATTGGCTACGCTAAGAACCGGAAGCTGGACGTCCTGGATTCTTATCTCCAGTCCGACCGGCCAGGTAGCCTCAACCAATTCAAGATGTTTGCTGAAGGCTACGAGAGTTGGAAGCACGCCTACGGGTACAAAGATTTCAACGATATGCTGCTGGACTGCCTGGCGGAGCGAAAGCACCCTCAGGTGAAAGCTCTGATTATCGATGAAGCGCAGGATCTGTCCATCGTCCAATGGGACATCATCGATATGTTCCTGGAAGATGGTGAAATCGACCGGGTGTACATCGCCGGGGATGACGACCAGGCGGTGAACAGTTGGGCAGGTGCCGAGCCTGATGGTATGCGGAAGTTTGAAGAGAAGTATGACGCCCACCGGCATGTGCTGGAGAAGTCGTACCGGCTACCTGAAAACATTCACTCGTTGGCCAACAAGGTGATCGCTGACACGCCCAACCGGGTTAATAAACACTTCGATCACAACGGACCCGGTGGCAATGTCGTGTTCTGTGGTAACGTGTGGAGAACGAACCTTAAACACGGCGACGACACAATGGTGCTGGCACGTACGCACCGAGAGCTAAAGGAGATGGAGGAATACTTCATCAAGAAAAAGCTACCCTACACCAAGAAGGGTGGACAATCCTACTACGAAAACCGGTTTGCCGCCGCTGCACGAATCCACCAGGCGATGAAAAAGGGACACCTGCCAAACGAAAAGGAAATTTCACTCCTTGACCGGGTAGGGACATCGATCGGTAAAAAGCTGATCAACAACCTTGACTTCACCGCTTATTCAGCAGCACCCTTGAACCGGGTGGTGATGCTACCATATAGCCTTGAGAATTACTACATGGCCACCGACTTCAACCAGAAACCCACTATCCGGCTGAGTACGATGCACGCCAGCAAGGGACACGAAGCCGATGTGGTGGTGGTGAATACCCATCTTCCGGACATGATCCTGAAGAATTGGGATAAAGTGTGGGAAGAAGAAACCCGACTCATGTATGTAGCTTTAACTAGGAGCCGACGGGGCTTGTACGTTATAATACATCCTGACGGCTTCAAATTTAACCGTTACCATAACTCAAACCAGGAGAATTAAGATGGCTCAATACGATAATGAAAAGCGTGGCGCTCTGTTCCAAAACGAAAAGCGCGACAAACCCAACAGTCCGAATTACACCGGCACTATCGCCATCAACGGTGAAGAATTCTGGCTTTCTGCCTGGGTAAAAGAATCCAAATCGGGCAAGCGTTTCCTCTCTCTGTCGGCTAGTCCCAAGGAAGCGCCCCGGAACGTGAAGGATGATTTCCTGGACGGTCCGGTGAGTGGTGACGGCATCAAGCCGACTGGTGGGCGTGGTATTCCGGACGACATCCACGATTCTGACGTACCGTTCTAATTTTTCAGGGGCTTCGGCCCTAACATTTGTAAAGGATAGCTCGATGCACTACCCCGATCTTACTAAGTACAACGAAGTCTGCCTCGATCTGGAAACCACCGGCCTGGCTTGGTGGAAAGACAAGATTTTTGGTGTGGCGCTGTCACTTCCCGACGGTACCGACCATTATTGGGACGTCCGCGAATCACCTAATACCATCCAGTGGTTGCGAGATCAGTTCCACAAAGTGCCAGTGTTTGTGAACCATAACGCCAAGTTTGATGCCAACTTCCTATTGGCGGCCGGCGTGAAGCTTCCGAAGCGTATCGAATGTACCATGGTGCGTGCTGCACTAATTGATGAACACCTGCTGAAGTACGATCTGGACTACCTGGGTAAGAAGTACGTGGGTGTCGGTAAAGTTGGTGACATTTATGCCGACCTCGCCCGTCTGTTTGGGGGTGCACCCACCCGCTCGGTACAGATGAAGAACCTCCACCGAGCACCTTCCACTATTGTCGGGCCATATGCTAAGCAAGACACCCGCACTGCGTTCAAGTTGTGGCAGTGGCAGAATGGGGAGATCAAACGGCAGGGGCTTGAACGTGTTGTGGAACTGGAAACTGAACTTCTACCAGTGATTATTGACATGGAACAGGGTGGGGTGCGGGTGGATGTTGACAGAGCAGAACGTGCAGTGGCCGACATCTCCAAGATCCTCGACCGCGATCAGCGCGAACTCGACCGCGAAGCAGGCTTCGCTGTAAACTTCAACCCGTCATCGTCCATCCACAAACTGTTCGAACCCAAGAAGAACGAGGAGGGCAAGTGGGTGTTAATTGACGGCACCATTGCCGACTCTACCGAAGCCGGGAAGGCTTCGATCAACGCCGACTGCCTGCGCAGGATGAAACACCCCCTGGCTACCAATATCCTGAAGATGCGCAAGCTGGCCAAAGCAAAGGATACCTTTCTACGTGGGCACGTGCTTGGTCACCAGCACAATGGTGTTGTGCATTGCAACATCAACCAGACGAAGGGAGACAACGACGCAGGCACCGTATCAGGGAGACTTTCGATCAACTCACCAGCGCTACAACAAATCCCAGCACGAGACAAAGAGGTGAAGGCACTCCTGCGGCCGTGCTTCCTGCCGGATGCCGGCAAGCAATGGCTGGGTATCGACTGGTCGGCGTTCGAATTCCGGGTGTTCGGACACTACCTCAACGACGACCGGATTACCAAACAATTCCTGAACGACCCTAACACCGACTTCCACCAGGTGGTTGCAGACCTCACAGGGATTCCCCGTAATGCCCAATACGTCGGCGGCCCATCAGCGAAAGCAATCAACTTGGCTCAAGTATTTGGAGCCGGACCCGGTAAGGCTGCTGAGATGATTGGACTACCTTACACAGTCGAGAAGTACGAGAGCCGGGGCAAAGTGAAGGAATTCCTGAAGCCCGGACCCGAAGCTGAAGAAATATTCAAGAAGTACCACACAGCCGTTCCTGGGGTGCGTGATCTGTTGGAACGCGCAGCATCAGTCGCAAGGTCACGGGGTTACGTCGTCACCGCCCTGGGCCGTCACATCCGTTTCCCCGGCGGTCAATTTACGCACAAAGCTGGTGGCTTGATCTTCCAGGGCACTTCAGCAGACGCGATGAAGAGCAAGCTTATCGCTATCGACAAAATATGCAAGCAACATGGAGATGCACGCCTTATTCTAACCGTACACGACGAAATCGGTGTATCGGTGCCTCCCGGTGACGAAGAAGTGGTGAAAGAGATTGTACACGAATACACCAGATTTGATGGTACAGATGGTCGCATCAAATTCCGCATCCCAATCACTTGTGAATGGGGAGTGGGTAACAACTGGTTTGAAGCTAAGGACTAATGGTATTTCGCTTGCCGGCCAGTCATAACGCTGTTAGAATAACATCTCCCATAACGTAGCACATTTATAAGGAATAGTGAAATGAAAATCGACCTCACAATGGATTGGATTTGGGGGAGTGCCGGCAAGGGTGGTCTATCCGGTTATCTGGCACTGCGCCGGCCGTATGATGCGGTGGTTTGCTCATACGGCACCCAGGCCGGCCACTCCTACAACAACCGGGAACGTGGTATCAAGATGATGGTACAGCAGATCCCGGTTGGTATCATCAGCCCTACCGTGAAGAACATCTTCATCGGCCCCGGTGCTCTGATCCACGCCGACGTTCTGCGCAAGGAACTGGAAGATTATGCCGAGTTCCTGGAGGGCAAGCGTTTGTTAATCCATGAACACGCCGCTGTGGTGACGGACGAGCATTCAAAGAAGGAATACGAGCGCGGTCAGACCAGGATGGGCAGTACCGCCAAAGGTGTCGGTCAGGCCGCTATCGATCGTATCCTGCGCGATCCGGACGGTAAGGCGGTAGCCAAACTAGCCTGGAAGGATACCAACCTTGAGCAGTATGTAGTTGATCGCTTCACCTACATTGACGAACTGGCTAAATCGCAATATCTGTTGGTAGAAGGTGCTCAAGGTTTCAGCCTGTCGATGTACCATGGTGACTATCCCTACTGCACTTCCCGTGACGTTACTCCCTGGCAAATTGCGGCCGATTGCGGACTTCCGTGGCAATGGGCTTCTGACATCAAGGTGATGGGCGTCTGTCGTTCCTTCCCGATTCGCGTGAATAACCGTGACGGGTCATCGGGTCCTGCTTACCCCGATCAAAAGGAAATCACCTTCGAAGACATTGGCCAGCAGACTGAGCTTACCACCGTCACCAAGCTTCCGCGCCGCATCTTCGAATTCTCCCAGGCACAGATCAAACATGCCTACTTCCACTGTGGTGGGAACAATTCCAGCGCGGTTCTGTCGTTTGCCGACTACTGCCGGTCGGAGCATGAATTGCTCTCCATCCTCAAGCAGATCGAGGACATCGGCGTGAAAGTCAGCCACGTGATCTATGGTCCGGATGATGCCGATGTCCTCGACACCTCCGGTGGTTTCCTAGGCGATCGCATGCACGCTATCATCAATTCATGGAAAGAAAAGCGGGTGATCCAGCACCCGACCAGCCCACACGCGTTCTACACTGGCGAGAATTCATTGGCCACCAAGCTGGGAAAGGCATGACCATGAAAAACAACACCATTTCCGGTGCGTTGCCCGAACGCATCTTTGAATGGCAATTGTCCATCGGTCAATGGGCGGACTCGGTGTTTCCGAACCGCACCACAGCTTCCGCACTCCTCAAGCTGTATTCGGAACTGGGTGAGTACATCCGTGATCCGTCCAATGGTGAAGAACTGGCCGACATCCTGATTATGATGATCGACCTGGCTAACCTGAATGGTATCGACATCCAGGAAGCGATGTGGGCGAAGCATCAGAAGAACATCAACCGGAAGTGGCAGATCTGCCCGGTGATGGGTACTATGTCCCACATCAAAGAGGCCAAGCTCCTTGATGATCCGGAGGGTGAGGGCAGTTTGGTTTAAACTACGGCGGGGAAACCCGCCTTTCTTTTATAGGTGATAACATGAAATTAGCTGATAAGTTACAGGCACCTTACATCAAAAGATGGGGGATTGTTGGAATGGGTCGCGAACAAAACATCGCTGAGCACTCCTTTGTGGTGGCGTTGATCGCTGAGGATCTGTATTATTCATTAATTGATGGCGTAGAGCCCGAACCTGCTATTGTCCGTCAGATGTACGAACTGGCAATCTGGCACGACATGGCCGAAGTATTTACCGGCGACATTAACTCCAAGATCAAACGCGAAATGAAGATCAATGATGACGCGCTGTGTCCCCGTGCCGTACAAGCACGTGAAGCCCAAGACCACTACTGGCAACATCACATTGTAGCTATTTCCGACACAATCGAGGCGATGAACTATGCTCGGGTGCACGGCTTTGACAACGCCCGCAAGCCGGAGGTGTTGGATTTCCTACAAGCCAAGTTGGATGATCAGATCCAGAAAGCCAACGAGGAGCACCCTCAGTTCGATTGGGACGCCGCTGTGGCCGACATTCTGCAACAAATCCAGGGTAAGGAGAAGGCACGTGGCCACTAAAGCTGGGGTGAAACTGGATTCGGGTAAGATTAAGGCGGGCGTGCTTGCCGAATTCCACCTGGCACTGCTCAAGGTGGCTGAGGTGGGGACGTTTGGTGCCGACAAATACACCAGGGGTGGGTGGCAAGAAGTTGATAACGGCCTGGAACGTTATTGGGATGCCATGTGGCGGCACTTGCTCACCCCTGGTAATGACGAGGAATCGGGGCTTCCACACCTGGCACATTTCGTGTGGAACGCTTTGGCGGTGTTGCAGTTGGAATTGGATGGGGAAGAAGATGGCCAAGAAGAATCAGCAGCCTGAGTCCGCTTGTACAAATGGTACTTGTGGGTGCTGCGGCGGCCAGGTCGATGCTCGCCACCGGAGACCAACCGACCCTGAGTGGTGGGGTGACAACCACTGGCCGACGCCGATGCCGCATGAAAAACAAGGGTGGTTCGAGAGGCACCTGGGAGTTCCACCAGCTACCTTAGCCCCGGCGGTTGCTCCCGAACGCAAGGGAAGCCCTGCGCCGAAAGAGAAGAAGGTACGCTCGACCACCGGACTGCTCACCATCGACGACTTCGTGCAAGAAGCGACTACCCTGGAGGTTCTGACGCCCGAGATGGAAGCCAAATTCGACAACTGGTTTAAGAAGCTAGAAGTTGGTGAGTGTAGCCCTGGCATGGCACGCATGCAGTGTAACAATCTTATTCAAGGAACTTTGAGGAGGAAAAGTAGCAAATGAGCATTCATGTTTATTACTGGCCGGATGGTACCTGGTACTACGGCCACGAACTGAGTGGGGCCGGCCACAGAAGTGATGATTATTCTTATGTCGTTCTGCCGGATGATGTACCTGAAGAGATGATCGACGAGATCGTGATTAACCGCGTTAAAGGGGATGCAACCAATGAACTTTAATGAATACCAAGAAACAATCCGCCAGTTCCGCAAGCCATCGGCCAATTTTGAATATGCAGTGATCGGCCTGGGCGCTGAAGTTGGGGAGGTGCAGGATAAGGTGGCCAAGGCTATCCGGGATAATGGTAGTGTCATCAATGACGAAATTCGTGAAGGCATCCTGAAAGAGTTGGGTGATGTCTTGTGGTTCGTTTCGGCAATCGCAGACGACCTAAACGCCGATCTTGATTATGTTGCCCAGACGAACGTTGATAAGCTCGCATCACGGAAAGCGCGTGACGTCATTTCAGGTAGCGGGGACGACCGATAATGTAGATATACTTCCCAACAATGGGAGACGGATGTTATAATTCGTTCGTCTCCCATAACCGACATAAAGGATAACGAAATGGAAATGTTCAATAGCCTGACTACCACCGGCATGGAATCAGCCGCCGGTCTGCGCATGGACGATGATTTTTACTCTATAGACACCATCGGTCGCATCGATGCGCCGAGTTACATTGTCACCGGTTCCGCCATCGGCATGGAATCCTGGCTGGAGTGCAACAAACGGGAGGCGATGCCGGGGATCGTTCCACGCGGTCACCGCATTCTCTTCAAATACCAGGTGAATGTGACAGTGTGGGATTCCTACACCAACGAAACCGAAGAGGAAACGGTCGAATTTTACTCCGAGCGGCCGGCGTTGCACCAATCGCGTGACCCCGAGATTCAGAAATACTTCGCTACGGCTGTTTCCCGTGCGGTCGATATGGCACACGATCTTCGCGAAATTGCCGAGGTGTTATATATCGGCAACCTTTATGGCAACATCATCGAGACCATTTCCCGTTTGCAGTCGAACGGTACGATCACTAGAATTCAAACCGCCGGAGCCATAGTCACCAACGTTTACAGTAACTACCTCTGATAGGAGAATAACCATGTACCGTATCGTGTTCGACCCCAAGCTTTCCCGTTTCATTGTCCAACTGGCACGTTTTGGTGGCCTGGTTTGGACTACCTGCCTGGACGGCGAAGCTTTCCGTGTGTTTGTCACCCATTCCGACGCCGCCCAGTGGGTGGAGGATATTGGCCTGGCCAACGTATATCGTCTGCAGCGCCCACCCAAGGATCTGGCTGACGTTACTTCCCCCACCAACAAGGTGCAGTGATGGTCAACATCTCTGAGCAGGCGCAAAACCTTCTGGCACTGGCCCGTCAGCAGGAAACCATTCAAAAAGAAATCAATGCTCTCTGTAGCCGTCTGGGCGAACTTACCCAGGAACATTTCGTCATCACCACTGGCATTCAAACACTTACCGAGGAGATTCAAAATGAAAGCCCTCGCTGTTCTTACTCTGGTTCTGTATCTGGTAATTTCCTATCACATCATCTCCGGAGCCTGAAAAATGCTTTTCTACCCTAAACTCACCCCGTGGCATATCGCCCAGATGCGAAAAGCTTCCGTTGCTTGGTCCACCATCCCGTTCATCTGGAGTGAAGAGTTCTGCCACACCTGGACCCAAATCATGTTCCCGGAGCCGAGAAAACGAGCAAAGAATTGATTGAACGGCTGCGCCATCTATACGCAGACGGAGATCCGATTACAGAAGAAGCAGCCGACATGATTGAGCAACTGCAGAAGCGGATTGAAGAGCTTGAGCGTACAAACAGTTCCTACAAGAACCTGACAGAAGCCCAGGAAAAGCAACTGTCTGTACTCAGGCAAAGGATTTATGAGCTTCGCGGCGCGGATAAGACGCTTGATTCTGAACGTGCGGCAAATGAAGAACTCACTGAACAGTTGGCTGCCAGCCAGGCCCGTGAGGCGAAGCTGCGGGAAGCGATGGAAAAGCTCGTCAGATTCAATTCGTCAAACGAATATACAGAAGTTCTGTCGGCATACATCGCAAACGGACGAAAAGCACTTTCCCAGCCCACCGACGACACCGCGCCCTGCCCGTCGTGACACTTGATGACCTGAAGGGAGAAGCCAAATGAACGAACAGAGGCACACGCCGGAGCCATTCGGCTATTTCAAGGCCGAGCCGTTCGGCTGGAGCGACTGCACAGAAACCGATGAGGGAGCGCAGCCGCTGTATGACCAGGCAGCGATTGATGAAATCAAAGCCGAGCTTGAGAAAGAGCGGATGCGTCTTGCTGCGTGTGGAGTAGTGGCTATAAGTGACACGCCTGAAAGCACCAACGAAGCGAGGCATATGCACCCTGATTATCAAAGCGCGTCTTGCGACGATGTTGCTCGCAGGGTTGATGAGTGTATGGAACTTCGTAAGCAACGCGACATGCTGCTTGCAGCGCTGGAGCAGATCGCCAACGAGTCGACGAGAAACCTTGGAAGCGCTCGGATTATTGCCCGTGCCGCCCTTACCAGAGTGAAGGGGTTGATGCGTGAATCCACTTGTAGGCGAAACCCCGAAAGAAACCGTGCAGAACGTGGCCGAGGCCATGTCAGCACTGCTGGCCCTGATGGCGCGCCAGCACAGCGACCTTTGCCGCCTCATGTCTCCCATGCTGGCGACCCTTGAACAAGTAGCAGACGCCGACGATTAACTCGTCCATCACATTGAATTTTTCTCACTCATGGAGCAAAAAATGACCAAGAAGCAATCGAAAAAGACTGAAACCAACGAAACCTCCCTCGTCCTGCGTGTTTGTAAGGCCGACTACACCAGTCACAGTGGCTTCTTATGGCCGTCAGAGATCGGCGCCGAAGTGGTCGCACCAGACTGGAAGAAGGACAACAAATGCGGCAACGGACTGCACGGATGGCTCTACGGACAAGGTGACTGTGGTTGCGTCGAGTATTGGGTGGATGACGAAGCCAAATGGATGGTGCTCGAAGTTCCAAGCGCCGAGATCGTGATGCTGGACGGCAAGTGCAAGTTCCCGAGCGCCGTTGTCCGGTTTGTCGGCACAAAGTCAGCCGCCGCCGATTTCATCCTTGCCAATGAACCGCAAGCACTGAACGTTGCCGTCATTGGCGCATGCCTGAAAGTCGGTGATGGTGAAGTGGTGCAAGTTGGCAGCCTGGGCACGGCGACGGCTGGCTATCGCGGCACGGCGACGGCTGGCAATTACGGCACGGCGACGGCTGGCGAGAGCGGCACGGCGACGGCTGGCGAGAGCGGCGAAATTCGCATCCAGTGGTGGGATAGCAAAGCACAGCGTTACCGCACCAAGATTGGCTATGTTGGCGAGGATGGCATCAAGGCCGACACCGCTTACCGACTCAGTGACAAGCAAGACTTTGAGGAAGTGAAGGCGCTTGAAGCTGCGCGAGGTGAAAATGACCCGCGATGAAGTCATCAGACTGGCGAAAGAAGCGGGGATTCCCGATGACAACATCCCTAGCCTTGCTTGGGGTCGATTGGAAACAGGTGCGCAACTACTTGAACGCTTCGCCGCACTGGTCGCTAGCGCTGCCGCTGATCGGGCTCGCCAGGAATATGAGCGCGAGCACTGCCGGCACGTTGTTCCGCTGCCGGATGCACTGCAGGTGATGATCGACGATGCCGTGGCCGCCGAGCGCGAGGCGTGTGCGAAGGTGTGTGACGAACGTCACGCAGCGTTCGCAGACTATTACACACAGGGCCTAGCCGGAATGTGCGCTGCTACCATCCGTGCGCGAGGTACCAAATGAAAGTGTTTCTCATTGTCACCTATATGAGCTTTAGTGGTATAATTGACGCTCAGAAGTATGGAATGCCGGACATCACCGAATGTGTGAAACAGTCCAAAATAATCAACAACCAGGTACGAGCCGGAAAGGTGAGCACCGTCTGCTGGAGAAATTACAAATGAACAAGATTGAAGAACTGGAAGCCCGCCTGGCTGCGATGCGGGCTGAGCTTGAGAAGCTGAAGGCTGAGAAGGCCACTGATGCTGAGTGGCCGAAGGAAGGTGATATATATTTCAGCATCGCAACCCTTGGCGACATTGTGAAATATTGCTGGGGTGGCGACGATGGTGATACAGCTCTTGCCTCTATTGGCAACATCTTCCGCACCAAACAAGAGGCTGAAGCCGAACTCGAAGCCCGCAAGGTCGTTGCTGAATTCCGCTGTCAGCCGGGGGCTAGGTGGTTTGTGATTGGGGAAAACAACTGGTCTGTTGTTTATAACTTCCACCATAAGGCGCTTTGGGCTTGCATCTGGGATGCTCAACCATCCATTCAGCAGTCTGTTTGGTTCGAATCTCAAGAATCCGCCCACGCCGCTATCCAGGCGGTTGGTGAAGCGCGGATCATCAAAGCCGCCCGCTGGTGGGCGCTGGGGGAGTGCTGAGATGACCCCACTAACTACGAGTGAGCGCCGGCAGATCGCCGAGATCCTTAACAGGAGAGCAAACGAGATTGCAGGGTTCTCAGGCGACTACTGCAAAGACGGAAACCACTTTGGCAGCGTTGAGCTGGCCTTGACGAGGGAAATTGAACGGCTGCGCCGGCTTGCAACCAAGGTAGAGCAGACTGAGGAAGGAGATGAGGAATGAGCAAAATCCATACAGGTGGGCCGGCGTTTCCGGTAAGCACTAGACCGCTTGAGTCCGAACACGGATATGGACACCAAGACGGTGCTTCGACGTGGCAATTCGGTGGCATGACGCTGCGCGACTACTTCGCGGCGAAGGCGATGCAGGGTTTCTTGTCTGAGTATGTCCACGGCACAACGAAAGACATTGCTGAACTATCGTATCGAATGGCCGACGCCATGCTCGCCACACGGGAGAAGTCGGAATGAATGATTGGCCTGTACTCTTGATGTTCATGGCCTTTGCAATCGGGATGTACTACATGAGGAATCGGAAATGATCCGCTACTCCATCAAAACCCTTTACCACTTCTCCTGCGGCCACTGTGGCAAGTGGTGGTCGCCAATGCTCCACCAGTCACACGACAAGCAGGAGCTTACCTGCCCGCATTGTGGAACGAAAGGAGAGCTTGCGCCGGCTGAACCGCTGGAAACGACCGAAGATCCATTAGTCGAGGCAGTTTTAGAATTCCTGAACGAACAAGCACTTGAAGCACCCTCATACTTGGAAAAACATTTAAAAAGGGATGTCAAATGAAAGTAACACTTATCCCCGGTGGAACATCCATCAACCCCGAATCACACATTGGTCACATGGCAGCCATTTGCTACGACAGCGACACGTCCGAAGCTGCCAACATCCGGCGTGCGATCAAGTGCAAGGACTCCGGACATCTCGCCACGTTGCGGTTCGCGTTCGTAACGTTCAACGTGAGCGAGATCAGCCGCGTATGTTCCCACCAAATTGTCCGTATGGCACACGCCGGTATCCTCCAGCGCAGCCAGCGCTACGTCAAAGAGTCGAAGGTTGAATTCATCGACCCACCAGCCCTAGCCGATTGTCCTGAATGGTTCCGCCACGAATGGCACCGAGTCCAGGCAGCAGCGGAAAGCCTGTACCTGCATGCCATTGACCACAAGCTGCTCAAGAAGGAGGATGCCCGCTACATCCTCCCGCAAGGGTGCTCGACAGAGCTGAACCTGTGCCTGAATTTCCAAGGCTGGCGTGACTTCCTGAAGAACCGCTGCGACAAGGCCGCCCAATGGGAAGTGCGCAGTGTTGCCGCAGAAATTAAACGGCAACTGACCGGTGTTGCCCCCAACATTTTCGGAGGTTAAGGTATGAGCGGCAAAGGATCGAAACCCCGTCCATATAGCGTCTCCATGGATGTCTTTGACCAAAAGTTTGACGCAATTTTCGGGAAGAAGGAGAAAGTACCTGCACCTACCCCGGCACCTGCTTTGGAGAAGAATGATGAACGTCGCCCAGATGCTTAAGATGCGGCCTCAATCGTTGGACCAGCTGGCCGACCGTCAACGTCGGTTGTCAGGTTCGCACCGGGAAGCTACCCTGAACAATTTGGCGCTGGGCTCTGCCAAAATGGCTGCTAAAGCTGAAGCACGTTATCGGGAAGCGTTCCGTGGTGAGGTGATCCACACCCAACAGCTGGCCGACCGCCTGGGTGCGGGGCTTTCCTCCAACGTGATTCGCACCCTTCGGAAAATGAAAGCGTGTGGTCTGGTGGAGGAGCTGGGGCCTAATCCTTCTGACCTGGAAAACCGGCCGCCCGGCCGACGAGGTAGAATGCCAATTTACTGGCGCTGGATCGGGATTTAACAAAATTCGTCTCCCATAATTGTGTAACGCCGCGAAATGTGGTATAATTCAGTTATGGGAGACGAAACAGTTTCCCGATCAGATAATCCGATAATTGATAACTAGGAGATTCAAAATGACCACCACCTTCAACGTTTCCGATGTCGTCCGCACCGAAGCCGGCGAAATGGTCACCGTCGTCGAAATCCGCACCCGCGGCTGGGTCTCGATCAAGACCGCTGCTGGTGCTCTGCGCAACGTCCAGGCGAAGACGCTCACCTCCATTGAGCAGGAGATTGAAGAGATGGTGGAAGAACCCGTCGCTGAAGAGGTGTCATTCCTCTCCACCCTGGTGAAGCTGAACACTACCCCGGCACCTGTCGCCGCTGAGGAAAAGTCGGTGTTTGATTGGCACCACTGCCCGAAGTGCGGAAGCGACGACATCTACAACGGCCGGAACGTTGATGGCGAGATCAAGAAGGAAGGTCCGAACGGTGTATGGGGGTGCTGCTCCTGCGGTTGGGAAGAAGACTTCAGCAGCAGCCGCAAGAATGGCATCATCCCGGCCGACTACCTGGATGGTTATCAGCGCGTCACTATCGTCCGCCGCGGTGAGAAGGTGCACACCATTGACAATGGTGACGCCGTGGCTCGAGCACTCCGCAACTGCCAGGATCTGGACGAAGTTTATGAATACGTGGCCGACACCACCGGCCGCGACGAAGACGACCTTCGCACCCGTTATGCTCACTTGAACGTCGGCCAGCAGCGCATGAACCTGGGCAACGTGCTGCGCGGCTATCTGAAGAAGGCTGCGAAAGCCGCCGAAGCCGCTGAGGCTGCAAAGGCTGCCTGATCATGTGGCGCTACCTGGACAACGTTCTGGCCCTGCTCTGCGGGGCCATTTTGGGCATCGTAGTTGTGTCGTTCATCTGAGGGGATAGTCATGTCTTTCATCGCCACTATCAACTTCCGCCTGGCAGGTATCCCCTGCCTGATTGGCGTCACGGAATTCCACAAGGTCGCACCCTGGAAAGGCTCTGCCGCTTCCTGTCCATCGTCGGATGACTGGTACGGATACACCACGGTCGAATTTGAAGTTCTTGACTGCCGTGGTCGTCCAGCACCCTGGCTGGAAAAGAAGCTGACCAAAGACACTGCCGCTGACATCAAGGCGGCGATCCATGAATATTTCAAGGAGGAAAGCAATGACTGTTAAGCACAAACAACCTGGCCGCTCTTTTCGTTTGAGACAGGAGGACCTGCGCATTGCCCGAGCCGCCAACGCCATCCTGTGGCTGTGGAAGCAGCTCGTGGATCGGGCTGAACATGAACCTTTCTACGCCCACCAGACTCGGCGGGCTTACCAAGATAGCCTGATTGCCATGCAGAGCTGCGGCCTGATCGAGGACTACGACGTTACCAAGGTTCAGGTCCGCATCAAGGGCATCTGGACAGGTGCCAGACAAGGAGTAGTGATATGACCACCCAACCCAACCACGTTCTGCTGCAGCCCTCACCCACGGACGGCAAGCCGATCCGCTGGTACGAGCCCGGCGAGCAAGCCCGTGAAATCCTGGACCGGTTCCCTGAATTCTCATTCAGTCACCTCGAATGGGAGGGCTACGCCTGGCCCGGTGGTTATGAAATCCACTACTACGCCAAGGATGGGGGCACCCTCTGCCACCAGTGCGCCAATCAGGAGTTGATGAGGACCATCGACCCTGACGATGGCCAGTTCTACATCGTGGCAGCAGACGTGAATTACGAAGATGCGGACCTGTTTTGTGACCACTGCAACCGCAGGATCGAGCCGCAGTACATAGAGTGCGAAGGGACCCAAGCATGACAGGCAAACAACCCGAAGCCCTGCGGCTAGCAGTGGAATAAGCCGTCCGGCAATTACCGTTTCATCACCAAACGTGTAAAGCGGGCACCGGCGGTGGATTGGTCAAACTTTGAACCCGCGCTGTTTTAATCGTCTTTCCAATTCCAGAACACCTCCACCTCTGGTATAATAACTGTGGGTCGGGGGTTCCCGGCCGTGTTGGTTAGGGCAATGCTGGGGGTTCCCGGCACCCAACGACGTGAAGCGCGGTACCAGAGACGGGGGAGGTGCACCGAATCCCGAAGGGTCGGTCCAATCCGCGTGTCTGCCGGTAGAGTGGCAGGGCCAGCAACAAACGCCGTGAGGCGCAAAAGCAGCGCAGGAAAGCACCGGAGCGGAGGGCCTGCAGCCTCGATGAAGCTCCAGCCCAAACCCCTTGCCGGGTAAGAGCAGGGGAACACGAAAGGTGGTAAGGATCGACTATACGGCATCACCAAGCGCTTGGCGACTTAACGGCGGCGATAAAGGCCAGGATCAACACGCATGAACTTTCCTGATGAGTCGAACCGGACGACAACAAGCAGTGAGCAACAGGCAGGTGCGGCAAGCCAAGCCAATACCCTGTTGCGCGAAAAGGCCGAAAGTAGTGGCGCTTTGGCATGCGCTACAGGATAGGGAAAAGAAAGTTCAGCCGTGTTGATTTTGCAGTAGCAGCATCAGCAGTGCCGCCCGTAGGAAGTCATCGGGCAATACCGGAGAACCGGAAACGGCGAGCGGCCTGCCTAACGGTCGCACTGCGGGCTTGGCCGAATGGTTAGGCACCAGCCTTCCAAGCTGAGTACGCGGGTTCGATTCCCGCAGCCCGCTCCACTAACACCCAATAATCTATGAAAAAGCCCGAACAGAAGCAGTGGGAAGCACTCCGGAACGCCACTGGTGCTTCAATCCTCTGGCAGCGTCACGAGGACAAACACTCACCCGATATTCCCGACTTATCGTTCTGCACCCCTCAGGGGACCCCTCAGGGGGCTGGTTGGGTGGAAATGAAAACACTCTCCAAATGGCCGGCACGTGCTTCCACCCGTGTGCGGATTCCACACTTAGCACCCGGTCAGGTGAATTGGGCAATGCGTCGCTGGGTGATGGGAGCCAACTGCTGGATGCTTCTTCGGGTGGAAGAGTACGACAACTGGCTGCTCATTGACCCGCACGTGATGAACGCCATCCTGCACCAGGAGCTTACCCAGGAAGAAATCATCAGGGAATCTTGGAAGGTGTGGGACTCGGTTCCTGACGGTAAAAGTTTGTCGGTGGAACTCTGCAGGCAGTCAAAAGACCCAGCTATGGGAAACGAATCCAGACCGCTGGCTGATATGATAGCGTGGTAAAAGTAGTACAGCGTCATAAAAGAACGTATCTGAAAGGTTGGACAATCCGGCTATGGTAGACGAAGCGCTACATTAGATTTGGAATTGTAAAGCAAAGACGGATAGTGTTAGAATCCGTTCTGTAGCTGATAGCGAACGCGGGAAACCGCCCTCCACCCACAGGGAAACCTGCCCAAGCACCCAAACCCCCAGTAGTGAAAGAAGCACCGAGACAGAACGGTGTGAATATTTGTGTATATCGATACAGCGGGCAATATACACATTCTAAATGCATATGCTTTCGTCAAATGTTTAAGAAGGACGGGGGCTCGCGGGGTGTTGCACTATATATTTCACTGGGTATGTGTATACCGTCCGTACGCGTAAACCGGAAAATGCCTGTCCACGATTCCAAATATATCGCCTCGGTAACACAATATTCACAATATACACACACCCTCAGAAACCCCGTCCTTCTTAAAGATTCTTGTGTATATCTTAAGCTGACCCTCGAAGTAATGGATTCACAGACGGGTTCTAGAAGGTCTTACGCGTAAAGGGAAAGGCGCTGGAAGGCATCCGGAGGTGGCTGGATAATGGGGACATGTGCTTTCCTTGTGCGTCGTGGTACCCTCCTTACGTGCTGAATAATTGGGTAAGGCTTACATAGCTTGCCGAACTTTGAACGCAAGGAAAGTACCTTCCTGCAAGCCTTGGATTTAGAAACCCCGAAATGGTACAATAGCGGTGTTTTTAAGGAGAGGCTTGAATGGCAAAGCTTTCGATTTCTAAAGTGCGGAAAGAGCCCTGGATGGCTCGGATGGAAGAAATGCCCGATAACCCGGAAACGGTGGCGTTTTGGGAAGAGGTGTCGGGTTTATCCGTCGAAAATCTAAGTGCGGATATCGCGAAACAAAGTGACTACGATCGCGGGGTGTCGTCGATTTGTGCTAAAGCGCTACTCATGGTGGTGGCCACTGCGATCGACAACGAAACCACTCTGTACGATGCGTGTAAAAAGTCGCGGATATCGATGACTACTATCAACCGCTGGCGGCGTCAGATGCCGGTGGTGAACGAAGTTATTAATGTGCTGGACGAGGTGATTAATGCCCGCATCGAGCACGAAATCTATGACCGTGCAGTAAATGGCTGGTATGAAGATGTCTGGCACCAGGGTGATGCCGTGGGTACTAAATTGGTGCGGTCACATGACCTGCTCAAGTTCCATGCCCAGGCTAACAACGCCAAATATGCGCCGAAACAGCAGATCAAGCAGGAAATTTCGGGTCCGGCCGGCGACGCGGTGCAGATTGACGCCAAGTTGCTGCGCGGCATGAGCAACGATGAACTGGCTTTTCTTGAACAGATGGTCAACAAGGCAGCAGAAATCGGAGCCTGATCATGTCTAACATCATCCTGATGGATATGATCAAAAAAGAACGAACGCGACGGGCTGCCGAGGGCTCGTTGTACGAGTTCATGAAACAATCGTGGCCGATTATTGAACCGGGTGTGGAGTTTGTCCCCAGTTGGCACCTGGAAGTGATTGCCGAGCATTTGGAAGCAGTGGCTGCCGGTGAAATCAAAGATCTGGTCATTTGCATGCCGCCACGCGCTGGCAAATCTATTTCTATTGCTGTCATGTGGCCGGTGTGGACTTGGATTGAACGCCCGGAACATAAATGGCTGTTTGCATCCTATGCCAACTCGCTATCGGTGCGTGATTCACTCAAGTGCCGACGACTTATCCAGTCCGATTGGTTTCAGGAAAAGTGGGGACACCGGTTCGAGTTAGTTGGCGATCAGAATGCCAAGACCCTGTTCGAGAACGATAGGACTGGTTACCGTTTCGCTACATCTGTCGGCGGTTCTACTACCGGTCATGGTGGCGACACGATTGTTGTTGATGATCCGCTGAATTCGGTGGAAGCACAATCCGAAGCGATGCGAGAATCCGCGTTGGAGTGGTGGGACCAGGCAATGTCCACACGACTTAACAACCCGAAAAAGGGCACGCGGGTTGTGGTTATGCAGCGATTGCACGAAAAAGACCTAGCCGGGCACTTGTTAGCCCAAGGCGGTTGGGATCATTTGTGCCTTCCGATGGAATACGACGGTCGCCGTATCATTTCGACCGCAACCAAACAAGAAGATCCACGAACTGAACACGGCCAATTGTTGTGCCCGGATCGTTTTGGTTACGAAGAACTTGAAAGGCTGAAACGTGCGCTTGGAGAGTATGGTGCCGCCGGTCAGCTCCAGCAACGTCCGTCCCCGGCGGGCGGTGGTATCATTAAGGTGAAGCACTTCCAGCTTTGGCCACACGATCGCCGCATCCCGGCCTTGGACTATCTTCTCCAGTCCTATGATACCGCCTACTCCGAGAAGACGACGGGAGACCCCTCCGCGTGCACGGTGTGGGGTATCTTCACACATAACGATGGTCGCCGTGGTGCGATCCTCATGGACGCCTGGGCAGAGAATCTTGGATATCCCGATCTCCGTGCCCGAGTGATCGATGATTGGAGTGCCAAGTACGGTGCTGACAAGAACGACGCCCGCAACAAAGGGCGTAGGCCGGACAACATCCTGGTTGAGGAAAAGTCATCCGGAATTTCGCTGGTGCAGGATCTTCGCAAGGCGGGTATTCCGGTTGTCACCTACAACCCAGGCCGTGCCGACAAGGTAGCAAAAGCACACCAGGCGACTCCGCTACTTGAAACAGACTGCTTTTATGTGATTGAATCCACCCAAAGACCGGGAGCGCCCGTTAGTTGGGCGCAGACTTTCCTCGATCAGTGCGAAAGATTCCCGAAGGTTGATCACGACGATTTGGTGGACACCTGGACCCAGGCGGCGATCTGGCTGCGCGACAACAACTGGCTCGACCTCCAATACCACGAAGAAATTGATGATGACTATGATGACGTTGTTAGGAAACGCGTCAATCCGTATGGAGCGTAAAAATGGCTGATTTTTCTCAATCTATCCTCCGTCGCCTGCGCGACCTGTCCAGTAACCCGCGTCAGTACCTTGAAATGCTGGCTGACCGGCTGGACAATTTTAACAAGGGTCGCGTGGCTGAGATCCGGCCATCAGGCGCAGGTTATCGTACCCTCACCCCGCGTGAACGATCTGAACAAATCACCTCCGGTGCGCTGGAGAATATTGGTAGTGGCGGCATGGGGGCGCTTGGTGTTATCAAGCAAAAAGGTGGTAACTGGCTGACCGGGAGCGTGGAAAAGGCACTGGAAAGATTGAAGCGGGGTATCCCCCACGATTTTGATGTCCCGTTAGATGTAATAGCGGATCGTTTGCAAGTCCCAATTTCCAAAGTGCAGGATGTAATGCGGAAGGATCGCCCCAGGTATGATTCTATATGGGAAGAGTTATGGAAAGAAAGTAACCCCAGCAGCACTGCCCTCAACAAATGGATCGAAGGCCCGCTTACCAAATATGTGAAACGTGATATGGCAACACCTGGCGACCCCGTGCGGGCACTGGCGGAACAAGGTATTTTGCACATCAATCCTGAAGCCATTAACCCCAACATGGCAGACGCTGCAAACCGCATGCGTAAAGTTGCCGACAGTTTTGTTAGGACACCCGATATTGATTCCCCTGGAACAGTGTTATCAAAGTCTCCTTTGGCCCGTGTCTGGGAAGATGTTAGTGATAGTGCGGTCGGCACCCAACCAGTAGGTGTTAGAAAACGATATGAATTTCAGCTGAAAGATTCACCATGGATGGCCGACCTTCCGGACGAAACACTTGTTCATCATTACAACCAGTCCAATGATATTGGTTTCTCCCATCTCGTTGATGAACTTAAAAATGCTCTCAACCCAGAATCCGGCCTTCCGCGTAATCTACTTCTAACCCCCGAGCAAATGCAACAACTGGGTATGGAGAAGGCCGTTCGCCACGTGGATGCTATTAATAAATGGCGCGCTGAGCAACAGGCAATTGCTAACCTGGCGAAGTCTCAGTCGCCGGCTGTCCACCTGTTCAAAGAATATGCTGAAAATAATCCGAAGGGGTTGCGGTGGGTTGAACTGAAAGCGCCAGAGGACCTGCCCAAGGGTTGGGAGTTAGGTAAACCAACGGCGTTCGGGGAGCCCACCTACAGAAAATCCGGATCATCCGACGATGTGATGAACGACCCCCGCCGTCAACTTCTTCAAGATCAACTTAAGTACGAGGGTGACACGATGGGGCACTGCGTAGGCGGCTATTGCGAAGATGTTATTGGTGGCAAGTCCCGTATCTACTCCCTGCGTGATGCAAAGGGTGAGCCACATGTGACGATTGAAGTTGGTCAGCCTTTGGGTTTTGCAGGAAAGAAATCCCGAGAGGAATATGAAAATTTCATTCGAAACCTTCCCGACACCAGACATACCGAAGAGGAAATTCAGCAGGCATTAAAAGACCTGGATGATGGGGGTGCGTGGGATGAACGCATCATCCAGATTAAGGGCAAGGCTAACCTTGCACCTAAGGCTGACTACCTGCCGTTCGTTCAAGACTTCGTGAAATCTGGCAAATGGGGCAAGGTTGATGATATTCAGAATACCGGCCTTGTTAAAGTAGAGACTACCGACGGTGTACAGTATCTAACCCCAGAAGAATTTGAAACACTCAAGAACGCTATTCCGAAGCCTGGGTATGCTGAGGGTGGCCTCGTCCGTTCGCCGTCTTTGTCACTTTACAGTGAAGGTGGTATAATTTCGAACGTCCAACGCTAAGGGTAGATAGGTCATGCCGTTAATCAAATCAACATCCAAAAAAGCCGTCTCGGAAAATATCAAGACGGAAATGAAGGCTGAGAAGCCTCAAAAGCAGGCAGTGGCTATCGCCCTGTCTGTTCAACGCAAGGTAAAGAAGGGTAAGAAATGAGCGACGGCATCGACCATCTGACTATCGGCGAAATGCCTGAAGAATATACGGAACTGGAAGACGGTTCCGTTGAGATCACTGAGCTGGAGCCGGTAAACGAAGTAGACGATGATTTCTACGCTAACCTGGCCGAGTCGATCGAAGAAGGTGAACTTACGCGATTGGCTAACGACCTGATTGAACTGGTCGAAAAGGACAAGAAAGCTCGGGAACGACGCGACAAGCAATATGAGGAAGGCATCCGTCGCACTGGCTTGGGTGATGACGCACCTGGCGGTGCTGAATTCGAAGGTGCCTCCCGCGTCGTCCATCCGGTGATGGCTGAGATGTGCGTAGACTTCGCTTCGTCTGCCATCAAGGAACTGTTCCCGCCCACCGGTCCGGTACGCACCAATTACATCGGTGATATCACTAAAGAGGAACGGGAACGTGGTAATCGCAAGCGCGACTACATGAATTGGCAGCTTACCAAGCAGATGCCGGAATATGTGGACGAGCTTGAACAGTTGCTGTCGCAGATGCCGCTGGGTGGGTCGCAATATCTCAAGTTCCGCCCGGATGAAGACCGCCGCCGTCCGGTGGTAGAGTTCATCCCGATCGACGAGATTTTCCTGCCGTACTCGTCCAACAACTTTTATACCTCTCCGCGCATCACTCACCGCCAGATGATCTCCAAGGCGGTTTTCGAGGATCGCGTGGATTCTGGTTTCTATCGCGACGTCAACGCTTACGACGCCCCCGAAGAGGAAATCGAGCAGTCGTCGGCCAAGATTGCCACCGACAAAATCGAGGGTATCGAGGACACCGCGTATAACGAAGATGGTCTGCGTGCTGTCCTGGAAATTTACGTTTGGCGCAAGCTTGAATCCGATCAATATTCGGGCGGTGATCGTGCTCCGTACATTATCCATCTGGACGAAACCACTGAAAAGGTTCTGGCCGTCTACCGCAATTGGGACGAACAAGATCCGTCGATGGAAAAACTCGACTGGATTGTGGAATTTAAGTTCATTCCGTGGCGCGGTGCTTACGCCATTGGTCTGCCGCACCTGATTGGTGGCATCTCGGCTGCCCTTACCGGTTCTTTGCGTGCCCTCCTCGATTCCGCGCATATCAACAATGCTGCGTCGATGCTCAAGCTGAAGAGCGGCCGCGTCGTTGGTCAGAACACCCAGGTGAACATCACCGAAGTCACCGAGATCGAAGCACCGGCTGGTATCGACGATATTCGCAAGATCGCAATGCCGATGCCGTTCAACCCGCCGTCCCCAGTGTTGTTTCAGATGTTAGGCTTCCTCACCCAGGCAGCCAAAGAAACCGTCACCACGTCGGAAGAGAAGATCGCTGAGGCGGGTAATCAGATGCCGGTGGGTACGGCAATGGCGCTTATCGAGCAGGGTTCGAAGGTGTTCTCCGCTATCCATGCCCGTCTGCACCGGTCGCAGGCCAAGGCTCTGGAGATCCTGCATCGCATCAACGCCAAATGGTTGGATGAAGAAGAGCAGGTAAATCTTCTGGGTAAGGTGCTGGCCACCCGCGAAGACTTTGCCGGGTCACTCAACGTCGTCCCGGCATCTGACCCCAATATCTTTTCCGAATCGCAGCGCTACGCCCAAATCCAGGCTCTACTGCAGATGGCGCAGGATCAGCGGGTACCGTGGAACGTTGCTAACATTTATCACCGGATGATGGATCTGATGCATATCCAACAGCCGGAAGAACTTCTCCAGAAACCGAAAGAGCCGCTGACATCCAGTGTTGCTGATGAAAACATCGAGGGGTTGCATGGTACTCCAATCAAGGCTGAACAATCTCAGGACCACATGGCACACATCCAGGGTCATTTGGCGTTTATTTCTTCGCCTTTGCAGTTGGATAACCCGCTGGTTCCTCCTCAAGCTCTGCAGGCTTTCCTGGGTCACATTGAAGAGCATATCCAGATGCTGTCAGCGGTAACCACCGGTATGGTTTTGCAGCAGTTGGCCGCACAGATGGTGGGCATGCCTGAAGAGCAGGTGATGGTGCAGGCGATCCAGCAATCCCAGGCGATGCTGGCTCAGCAATTAGCCCCGGTGTTTCAGCAGATTGGTGCGGTGCAACAGAAATTGCAACAACGCACCCCGCCCCCGCAGATGCCGCCTGAAGTGCAAGCTTCTATCCAGATCGCACAGATGGACACCCAGCGCAAGGCTCAGTATGACCAGGCGATAGTACAGATCAAGCAGGCCGAATTGCAAGCCAATCAGCAACGCGACGTTGGTCAATTCCAGGCAGAGCAAGCACGCATCCAGTTCGAGCAGCAGATGGCCTTCCAGCGTCAGCAAGCCGAAGCCACCGCGCAGCAGTTCCAGCAGTATATGCTCCAGATCAAGCAACAGGCTGAGGCTGCGCAAGCTGAGGCACGCCAGTTCATGGAACTCCAGATTGAGCAACTGCGTCAGCAAGTGGAACTACTCAAGAATCGTGAGGATAACGAGCGCAGTCAACGTACCGAACTGCTCAAGAATCGCGACGACAACGAGACCAAACTGCTTATTGCCGGTATGGAGCAAGCGGCCGTCCCTGATGTCCAACCCCAATTGGACGAATTGAACGGGAAGCTGGACGAACTTAATCAACGTGAAATCCGGGAAGCTCTGGACGAAGCCTTGGAAGCAATGAATGAAAATTCGGCTAAGAAGGAAATGGACTGACATCCTGAGGAAAGCCTGGTCGGTACGGTTCACTGTGCTGGCCGGGCTGTTCTCCACTGCTGAGGCGGTCGTTCCCCTGTTTGTAGATGATTTGCCTCGCGGAATATTTATCACTTTGACTTTTGTTAGCATCATGGGTGCTTTGGTGACCAGAGTCATTTCCCAGGAGAATCTAAGTAATGACTAGCAGAAAGAAAGTGGCGATCGCATTGGCGATGGCTATCGCGATACCTGCAGAAGGGTTAAGACAATATGCTTACAACGATCCGGTGGGAATTCTTACAGTCTGCTACGGAACGACCGGACCTGAGGTTGTACGCAATAAAAACTATTCGTTGGGAGAGTGTAAAACCCTTCTCCAGAGAGACATGCTCGAAGCCGTTGAACAGGTTGAAAGGTGTCATCCTGGGCTACCCACCGAAGTGCTGGCCGCGTTCTCGGATGCGGTTTATAACATTGGACCAAAAGTGGCATGCGAAAGCACGGCGTCGAGGTTACTTGACCAGGGTCGTTTTGAAGCGGCATGCAATGAACTACCCAAATGGAATAAAGCGAGGGTTGCGGGCAGTCTTGTAGAACTGCCGGGTTTGACCAAGCGACGTAAGAAGGAGCAGGAACTATGCCTCCAGGGAGCATGATACCGTGGACAATGTGCGCCTTTTTGGTAGCACTTGGTGCGTCGGGCGCTTTCGGGTATTATAAAGGCTTGGAACATGCGGAAGCCCAGCAGGTACGTGAAGAATTGCTGATTAAGCAGGCCGCTGAAGCCGCACAGGTTGCCGCCGCTGAGGCGATCGCGCAAATCAAGATCAAAAACACGGTGATTCGGAAGGAAATCCAACGTGAAACCAAGGCAGTTCCTGTTTATACTGAGTGCCGCAATACTGATGTCGGGTTGCAGTCTATTAACAAAGCGCTCATGGGAACCTACGCCTCTGATAGTCGCCGCTTGCCCAAAATCCCTGGGGGAGCTGACTGATCCCAGTTTTGGAGCGACTGTAGAAAAGTTGGTAGAAGTAGCCGGTATTTACTATGAATGTAGAACAGCGGTGTTTGGGGAAGAAAAATGACAGAAGAACCGCGTAGTTACCTAGGCCCGGAACGTCGGGTGACTGATATCGCAGCGTTTCAACTGATGGCAGAGACCCGTCAGAAGACGTTGGATCTGGAAAAAACAATGACCGACAAAATCAACCAGGTAAAAGAAGAGTTAGATACCCACATGCTGAAGAGCGAACAGCGGCATATGGAGATCATGCGGTCGATGGACGAACTTAAGCAGTCCACTCTGGCCGCGATCATGGGTATCAACAACCTGGTCGAAGAAAACCGCAAGATGTTTTATCGCAGCGTTCCCGATGGTGATATCGACGCTCACCGCCATACCCACGAAGAATGGACGAAGAAAGAAGAGAAGAGCGACAAGTTTTACACCGAACTCAAGACTAACACTATCAAGGGACTTCTTTTGCTGGTTGCAGGTTGGGTGTTAGCCACACTTTGGGCCGGATTCCTTCAGGGTCCGGTTAAATGAAAATTGCAATCCGGTCTAAGGTACAGTAAAATACCATCATCGTTTTTGGAGAAAATCATGGGTAAACTTGCTCAACAACTCGGTGGTCAGAGCCAGGTGAAAGTGGTTGCTGGTAAGGCCGCAAAATCGGCTAAGTCCTGCGGTTGTGAAAAGAAGGCAAAGATGTGTACCGGTGGTCTGATCACTGGTAAGAAGGGTAAGTGATATGGCAAAGTTTTCCGTCAAATGGCCGGACGGCCGCGAAGAAGTTATTGAGCAATCCGATTGCAAGACCGTGGAGCAGTTTGTAAATTGCCGCTTCGGTTCTGCTAAAACCGGTGCCAAGGTTAGCCTGGCTGACGATACCAAGGCCGAAGCCCCGAAGAAATCCAAGAAAGCTGAATGACCAACGTCATCAGCGCGTTGATTGGTCAAATCAAGGCACGGCAGGCCGAAATTGCCGTGTCTAACATGAAGCGTCCATCGGCCGACCCTATGACACATGGGGTGGAAGCCGGGAAGTGGCAAGGATTGCAAGAAGCGTTGGACATGCTGGAAAGCATCATCCTGGACAACGCTGAAGATTAAGGCTGCCCCAGCCCCGCGACAAGGGCGGAGTTTCTCCTAGGCTCCACGGGGCAGCCACCCATCTAGGAGACAAAAGGAGTCGTTATGATTTCAGCATCTAAGCTCGATGAAGCTTTCCCCGAGGTCAACCCCGGCGTAGCACCGCTGGGCACCCGCGTCTTGGTACAGCTACGCACCGTGCGCACTAAAACTTCTTCCGGTATTGTACTGGTGGATGATACCAAGCAATTCAACAAAGTCAACACCCAACTTGCCCGTGTGATCCGGATCGGCCCTATCGCCTTCCGTAATCGCGAAACCGGCAACCTTTGGCCCGAAGGTGTTTGGGCTCGGCCGGGTGATTACGTCCGTATCCCGAAATACGGTGGCGACCGCTTCGAGCGCAACATTCCCGGTACAGAAGATACCGCTCTGTTCTGCATCTTCCAGGACCACGAGATCATCGCCAAAGTTGATCCCGAAGCGTTCGAAGAAATCGACGAAATTCTTTAACTAGGAGAAACCAAAATGAACTTCGGAGACGCACTGACTGTACTGAAGTCTGGGGGCAAGGTCGCCCGCACCGGTTGGAATGGTGCTGGCCTGTGGCTTGAGCTGCAGGTGCCCAACGCCCACAGCAAGATGACTCTACCCTACATCTACATCAACTACCCGCAGGATGCGAAGAACACTCCGGGCGCCCGAGTACCCTGGTTGGCTTCGCAGACCGACATGCTTGCAGAAGACTGGAGTGCGGTATGAACGACCAAGCAATCGAGCAGGAAATTCAGTCCAAGGGCTTGACTGCGCCGCGCATCACGCCGGCCGACATCGAGGATGCCATCCGCGAAGAGCACTACTTCACGGCGGCTCAGGGTAGGTATGGGGCAACCGAATTGTGTGTTAAGGTTGGCGACCCGCTGTCCCTTCTCACCTTCTGCGTCCTGGTGCTGCGCAACGGCTTCACTGTCACTGGTGAGTCCGCCTGCGCCAGCCCGGAGAACTTCGACGCCGAGTTGGGCCGCAAGATCGCACGCCAGAACGCAATCAACAAGGTCTGGCCGCTGATGGGCTACGCGCTCAAGGAAAAACTTTCCGCTTAATTCTTTAACTAGGAGAAACCATGTCTGATAAAGACGTAGAGCTGGACCTCGAAACCGGTGAGGTGATTGAGAACAAGGAACCGGAGAAGGAAGAGCCGGAAGACGAACAGGCTGAAGTCGGCACCACTGAACCTGAAGCTGGTGACGACAACGAATCTCACGAAGATGACGATGGCGAACCCGATTCTGACCCCGAACGGGAAGAAATCCGCCAACGCCGTCGTGAAGAACGTCAGCGCAAGAAGCAAGCCCAACGCGAACGTGAAGACACCCTGCGCCGTGAACTGGCTGCACGGGATACCGTCATCAACGAATTGCGCCAGAAGATGGACGCGTTCGAACGCCGTAATATGGGCTCTGAACTCGCCCAGATCGAAAATGGCAAGAAGCAGGCTGCGCAGGCTTATCAGTACTTCAAGGATCAGATCCGTCTGGCCGGTGAGGCAGGTAATCATGCTGCTGTCGCCGACGCTACCGAGAAGATGATTCAGGCACAACGCCGCTTCGATGAAATCAACAATATCGAACGTGCATTTAAACAACGTCAAGCTACCCCTCAACCCCTCGATCCGCGCCTAGCTAATCACGCCAAGGCTTGGATGGATCGCAATGCTTGGTACGACCCTGCTGGTCGCGACCAGGACTCTGAGATCGCACTGCGTCTCGACCAGCGCCTGGCACAGGAAGGTTGGGACCCGACGACGCCGGAGTATTGGGAGGAACTTGACTCTCGTATCAAAAAATACTTGCCACACAAGGCAAACCGCGCTAAAATGCAAAATACAAAACCTCGTGCCACCGTTGCGGGTTCCGGTCGCGAATCGTCAACTGGCGTTGCAGCAAAGTCCTACCGGCTGTCGGCAGACCGGGTGCAAGCACTCAAGGATGCCGGTATCTGGGATGATCCCAAGCAACGTGCGGAGGCGATCAAGCGCTTTCGCGATTACGACAAGCAACAGTCACAAGGTTAATAGGAGCGATCTGAAATGAGCGAAAACAAATTGATGGGCACTGATGAACGACTGAAAAAGTCTTCGGGTGCTGCTACTCGCGGAGATCGCGTCGAAGCCGATTCTGCACGTACCCAGTCGGATGGTACTGCACTAACTATCGAAGAACGCCGCCGCATGTTGCGTTCCGAGTGGGATCAAAGCGTACTACCCGAAACCCCGTCTGAGCCAGGCTTTCATTACTGCTGGCTCTCTACCACGAACTCTGCCGACCCGATCCATAAGCGCATCCAGAAGGGTTATGAACCCGTTCGCGCTTCGGACGTTCCGGGCTTCGCGCAGTACCGAGTGACTCAGGGGGAATTTGAAGGCTGCGTAGCCTGCAACGAGATGATTCTGTTCCGTATTCCGGAAGAGCTGTATCAGGATATCATGTCCTACTTCCACTACGAGAAGCCTTTGGGTGAAGAAGAATATCTCCGTGCGAACGCATCCATCAACCAACAAGACAGCAATGGACGCAATCTTGGTCAGGTAGAAGGTTTCGACAGCCTGGCTCGGAAAGTCCGTCAACCCACTTTCTAAAAGGAATTTCAGATGGCCACTACCGCCTCTCCTTTTGGTTTCGTTCTGCGTAAGCACCCGACCGGTCAATCCCGTGCGAATGTTTACACGATCGGAGCCTCCTACAACACCGCTATTGGTTACGGTGATCCGGTTGCCCTCAATACCGACGGTACCCTGAACATCGGCACTGCTGGCAGCGATATCATCGGCGTTTTCGCTGGCGTTTCCTATGTTGACGCCACCGGCAAACCGACCCTCTCCAAGAGTTGGCCGGGCGCGGTTTCTGGTGCCACCAACATCACTGCCTACGTGTACGACGATCCGGACAACGTTTACGAAGTCCAGGTTGGTGCAAGCGGCACGGGTTATGTTCAGACCGCTATCGGTGCTCAGGCAAACTTCGTCATCGGCACGCCGTCCGCCACCACCGGCCAGTCCACCTCGTATCTGAACGCGACCCTGATCGCGGCCGGTTCACAGGGTAACTTCCGCATCGTTGGCTTTGGTCCGGATGGCATCTACGATGCTTCCACCAACACCTACCCGACCGTCCTGGTGCAGATCGCCACGCATCAGTTCGTTGCCAACAAGACCGCAATCTAAGGAGCTGAACGATGGCTGGCACTATTATGCGTAGTACTCAGTTTCGGTCAATTGTTGAACCGATTCTGAACCAAGCTTTCGATGGCGTGTACGAGCAACGCGCCGACGAATACAAACAAATCTTCACCGAAGAAACCGGCACCCCGCGTGCTTACCATGAAGAAGTCGTTCTGGCGGGCATGGGTGCTGCGCCCGTCCTGCCGGACGGTCAGGCAGTGACGTACGACGAAGCTTCCCAGTTGTACGTCAAGCGCTACACCTACGACGTCTATGGTCTGGCTTTCGCGCTGACCAAGACTCTGGTGGAAGACGGTGATCACATCCGCTTCGGTAGCACGATGTCCAAGCATCTCGCTCAGTCGATGACCGAGACCCTGGAAACCGTCACTGCCAACCACCTGAATCGCGCCTTTACCTCCGGCTACAACGGCGGTGACGGTGTGGCTTTGGTTTCGGCTTCCCACCCGGTGGTCGGTGGTGTCCAGAGCAACGTGCTCACCTCCGCCGCCCTGTCCCAGACTTCCCTGGAACAGGCTCTGGTGCAGATCCGCCAAGCTCAGGACAGCCGTGGTAAGAAAATCCGCATTACGCCGAAGAAGCTGATTGTTCACCCGGCCAACATGCTGCAGGCTGAAGTTCTGCTGAAGTCTGTTCTGCGCGCCGGTACGAACAACAACGACCTGAACCCCATCAAGTCGTCCAGCTCTCTGATGGATTCGGCCGTTGTCCTGTCCCGTCTCACTTCCCCGAATGCCTGGTTCATTCAGACTGACGCCCGCGACGGTCTGAAGGTGCTGTGGCGTCGGAAGCTTGAGAAGAGCATGGAAGGGGACTTCGAGACCGACTCCACGCGTTACAAAGCCACAATGAGATATGGATCCGGCTGGACTGACTGGCGGAATATCTACGGTAACGCTGGGGTTTAACCAAGCGTCATAGAGCCCCGTCGGACGGGGCTTCTGAGATGGTAGAATGGACGGAGGGGTAAGCTACAAACGCTTACCCCTCTTTGTATTTGGTTGATCCTCTTAACCCTCTTAACCCTCTTAACCCTCTTAACCCTCTTAACCCTCTTAACCCTCTTAACCCTCTTAACCCTCTTAACCCTCTTAACCCCTAGGTTTTAGCCCGCAACGAGCGTTTGCATCCTTGATTGCCCCTTTTCTGGTGTGATGGTATAATTCTCCTACGATCGTTATTTTGTAGGAGAATCTCCCGTGTCTACTTATTTCCAAGGTGCTGTTAAATCCGGTGATGGCTTTTCTGAAACCGCGACCGGTGTCGGCACTGCCCTCTTTTCCCAGACCGCGCTGATTGACTTCGACGCTGACCTGGTGCAGGAAGCCACTTTTGTCCTGCTAAAGGGTGGCCAGATCGTTGACATCGTGGTTGATGTCCTCACCGCCTACAACTCCGCTACCTCCGCTACCTCCGCCACACTCACCGTAGGCACTGCTTCTGCTGGTTCCCAATACGCCGGTGCTGTCGACGCTAAAACCGCCGGCCGCGTTCGCCCCACCTTCTCTGCTGCCCAGCTGGCTGCGATGGACGGCATTGGTTCCAACACCACTGCTTACGCTACTGTGACTTCTGTGGGTCAGCCGACCGCGGGCCAGGTGCGTGTTACCGTTCTCTACACTGGCGGCAACGCCTAAGGTACCGCCATGCGCCCCATCCGAGTAACCTTGGATGCTCAGGGGGTTTCGGCCCCCATCATCCTGGACAATCGGCAGGCTCCATTCAACGTGGGTCTGGCCGTAGTACTTTCTTCTGGTGCGTCACTCACCTACTCGGTGGAACACACCTTTGACGACGTTTTCTCTCCGAGCTTCAACGCCTCAACCGCCAAGTGGTTTCCCCACGCAACGCTGGCTAACAAGACCGAATCGCTGGATGGTAACTATGCTTACCCCGTCATGGCTATTCGTCTGAACGTCAGCGCGTACACCGGTGGTACGGCAACTATCGTAGCAATTCAATCCAGTGGAGCAGCATAATGGGAATGAGCAGCGGGGTATCTGAAACCTTTCTGACCGAGCAGGTAAGCGTGGTGTCCAGTAATGGGGACGCCGCTAACCTGGCAATCTCGGGATTCACCCGGGTATCTCAGGTGCTCACCCTATTTGATGGTAAGATCCTGAACGCCGAAGATTCCCTGAAGTGGGATACTAAGGGAACCGGCACTGCCACGTATGCCGACAACAGCGTTACGCTTTCAGTGACTGCTGGGCAATACTTGGTACGCCAGGGCAGATTCTTTTGCCCGTATTTCTCTGGAAAGCCGCAAATTGTTGAGTTGACTAGTATCAGCATGCAGAACCAGGAAGGTCTGGTGAAGCGCATGGGATATTTTTCATCAAATGCCGTGGCTCCCTACGATTCGAACAAGGACGGGGTATGGTTGGAAGCAGACGGTACCAATTACCGTTTGATCACCAGCCGCAATGGTACCGTTACACACAACGTTCCGTGGACATCCTGGGATAACTACGACCTGGTGAAGAATTATGACTGGTCAAAGTTTTCCGTCACAGAAATGGACTTCTTGTGGCTGGGTGGTGCTGGGCTCCGTTTCTTCTTGGTAGTGAATGGCCAGTTTCAGCTGATTCACACTATCAGGGACCATGCGGGCTACCAAGACGGGCTGATATTCAGTAGCCCGAATCAACCCGTGCGATATGAAATTCGTAGCACAACCGGTGTGGGATCTCTGAGATCGGTATGCAGCCAGGTATCCACCGAAGGTGGGACCCCGAACGAGGCTGGTGAAGGTCTTTCTTGGTATTCCCCGCTCCTTGCCTGCAACACCGTGGGCCAGACATACGCTCTGGTCGGGGCTAAGCTTCAGACTGCCCAGCGCAACCACTTCGTACCCGTTACACAATTTGGCGGGGCTCTGTCTACCAACGACACTGGGATTTTGATGCTGTTGCTAAACCCCACTCTGTCTACCCCGCTTACCTGGACGAACGTTTCCCGTATTCAACAGGGTCGAGCGGTGGGAGGTACCACAGTGACCAACCTGGGTCGAATCTTGAAAGCAGTTCCGGTGGTTTCTTCTGGCGTGGCTAGCGAAGCACCCGCTGCCGCGCTGCGTACTCTATCATGCGGAATTGATAACACATTGGGCGAAATTGTGGTGGCCTACGCTCCGCTGACAGCCAGCCAGACGATTTCCGGCACCATTCAAGTGATGGAATACTGATATGGCGACATCAGGTACTATTGGTCAAACCACACTGCCGACCAATCGGCTGCTCGAAAAGTCCATGCGGCGCGCTGGGTTGCTTCCGGCACAAATCACACCCGAAATTGTCGAGCAGTGCCTGGACAGCCTTTTCATGTTGATCATGAGCTTGAGCAGTCGGGGGATCAACCTATGGTGTGTGGACCGAGAATTGATACCTTTGAACACAAGCCAATCTACCTACGTTCTGCCGGCGGGCACCATCGATGTGCTTAATCTGTTGCATGTGACACCGGTGCAGATTGACGCGTCGTACCAGTACAACACCAACGACACCGCAGCTTATCTGTCCGAGGATATTTTGGTCGGCCGCGTAGGACTGTTGTGGTCAACACTCCCAACTGACGCGGTGAATCTCCAGTGGTCAAACGACAACGCCACCTGGGCCACTTTCGACACCATCCCAGTATCTGATATTACGGTTAATCAGTATCTGTGGAGAGAGATCGACCCCGGTCTGAACGTCAACCAGGTACGTGCTGTATCTGCCAATCTTGGGGTAATGGATGACATGATCCTGGCGTCCGGTGGTCGTGAAATCATGATGACCCCGTTCAACCGGGATGACTGGGCAAACCAGCCGAACAAGACGCAGACCTCCAACACTCAGGTTAATTACTACTTCGAGAAGTTGGTAAACCCTCAGATTACCGTCTGGCCAGCGCCGATGACCAACCAGAATTATCTGGCTTTGTATCGTCATCGCCAGATTCAGGATGTCGGGGATTTGCAAAACGAATTGGAATTGCCTACCCGCTGGTTCGAGGCAATTAGTTGGCACCTAGCACTGCGTATCGCTTTTGAGGTCCCAGGCGTAGATCCTCAACGCCGGCAGGAAGTAGCTAGCATGGCCAGCACCTTTACCCTGGAAGCCGAGGGTAACGAAACCGATCACGCCCCGATTTTGCTGGCTCCGCGAATCTCGGTATATACGAGGTAACAGATGCCAAAGTTTCTTCCGGTACGAACACGGGGAACATGCGCGATCGCTATATGCGATCGTTGTCGTATGAAGCGTTACTACGACGATTTATTACCCGACCCTAATTCCCCTGGGCTGCGAGTTTGTGTAAAATGTAGGGATGTGAAAGACCCCTACCGTTTTCCGGCACGAAAGACCGAAAACATTTCTCTCAAATACCCCCGTCCGGATTCACCTGCTACTGATAGCGATGCTGAAATTCTTTCTACAGAGAACGGATTTGCGATCGACTTTCCCCCGGAGATTTCACCTTGAGGCCAATTAGAATTAACGATCTACCGCAGGCCGACCCCCTTACCGGGGCGGAGCTGGTTGCGGTAGTACAGGGTGGGGTTTCTAAGAAAACCTCAGTGTCTGAAGTGGTGGATAATGCAGCTTCTACCGTCGAAGAGTGGGCAAACATCGCCACTTCAGCGGCTGAACTGTCGGGTAATTCGGCCAGCGCCGCAGCGCTCAGTCAGGCAGCAGCTGGTGTATCCGCCAATTCTGCAGCGGCGGCGGCAAGTTCGGCCACTCAATCCGCAATTGATGCGGGTATTTCGGCCGGACAAGCTGCCAACTACCAGACACAGACGGAAGCACTATATAATCAAACGGTGTCTTCCGCAGCAGCCGCCGCCAACTCTGAGACACAAGCTGGTAATTATGCAACTACCGCACAAACTCAGGCACAACTGGCCAGTGACTCTGCCACGCAAGCTTTCGAGTGGGCGGAAAAGATTGATGGTCCGGTCACGGAATCTCAGTTCTCTGCGCGGTATTGGGCAAACGTCGCCGCCAGTTCTGGATCTACCACCAAGACTTATGCCGCTGCCGAAAACGTCGGTGGGCACCGTCTGGTGATCGTTCAAGAGGGCGGTATTGCTCACTGTTCCCCGACCAACCTTGTACATATGGGTCGTTGTATCGGAATGACCTTGGGCGCTGCGTCCGCCGGAACCGACACTATCGTGATGTACCTGGGTGAGGTTACCGAACCTTCTTGGAACTGGGATATCACCAAACCCGTCTATCTTGGAGCCGCTGGGGTTCCGACTCAAACTGTGCCGACTACAGGATATTCCCAGATCATCGGGTTTCCCACGGCGGCAACCAAGCTTTACATTGACATGCGCGAACCCATCGCACTGAACTGAGGAGTTGTTAAATGGCTGGCAACAAATATATCAAGAATCTCAACGGTACCCTCACCGAACAGGCCGGTACCCAGGTCGGCGGTACGGGTCACGAAAATGAAATCCCGGCACTGGATGCGGCCGGTCGTTTTGACGTGTCCATGATGCCTGTGGGTGTGGCACCGGAAGTGTCGCTTCTCACTGCCTCCGAAAACCTGGCTGCGGGTGACTTTGTGAATATCTGGAACAATGGTGGCACTGCCAACGTTCGCAAGGCCGATGCCACCACCCAGGGTAAGGAAGCGCACGGTTATGTGCTGGCCGCTTTCAATTCGGCTTCCACCGCCACGGTGTACCTGGAAGGCACCAACACGGCAGTGACAGGTGCAACCGCTGGTAACGTTTTCCTGGAAACTACGGCGGGCGGTTTCACTTCTACTGCTCCGTCGGGTTCTGGTAATGTGGTGCAACGTTTGGGTGTCGCCACTTCGGCCACCACGATTAACTTCGAGCCGCAGCAGCCGATCACTTTGGCCTAAGGGGTAGTAAATGCCCGAGGCGATGACTTACAGTTCGCTGGTTGAGGACGTTCAAAACTACTGTGAACGTAGTGATGGTCCGTTTGTAAACCAGATCCCCCGGTTCATCATGATGGCCGAGAACCGGATTGCGTCGGAGACTAAACCCCTGGGGTTTCTCCGGGTGGTGAACGGAAATTTGGATGGTAATGTACTGAAAAAGCCCGTCCGTTGGCGCAAAACAAAGTCTTTTGCGTTGGTAAATGGTGCTCGGCGTTGGTATCTGATGGATCGTGCGTACGAGTTTTGTCGAAGCTACGCTCCCAACGCTTCGGTTACTGGAGAGCCTCGCTACTATGCTGACTACGATTACGAGCACTTTTTCATTGCCCCGACGCCCGATTTGCGGTATTACTTCGAATTGCAGTATTACGAGCGTCCGGCACCCCTGAGTGAAGCCAACCAGACCAACTGGACCACCCAATACGCCCCGCAACTGTTGTTATATGCGACCCTGATGGAAGCTATGCCTTTCCTCAAGACGTCCGAGCGTATTCCGGAGTTCCAAGGGTTGTACGACCGGGCATTGGCAGCGGTGTCGAAAGAGGACATGGAACGGGCGATTGATGCTGCAGGAGTCAAAGCATGACCACCTTTAATGATGTGTTCGGCAACAATACCGTACCGCCGTCTGAATATGGGTTCAAATCGCTGAACCTTACCGCCAACACTACGTTGGCGTGGCCGACGAACGCCGATGGTAGCCAGGTGTCAGTTGCCAAGTTGATGGATGTCACCTGCTCGGCCGGCGTTTCGGTCATTCTACCAGATGCCCGCTTGGTATCCACCGGTGAAGATTTCCTATTCCGGAATATCGGGTCCAACGCTCTGGTAGTGAAAAACCCTGACGGTTCCACCGTAGGTAACGTGGCGTCCGGTGCAGCGGTTTATTTCTACTTGCGGGATAACTCAGCTGAAAATGGTAGCTATGGTGTTATCTCGTACGGCGTCGGCACCAGTTCGGTAGACGCTGCTACGCTTATTGGTTATGGTATCAAGGCGATTGAATCGTCGCTCAACGTGGCTTTGCCGGTAACCACACTGTCGGGTGATTTTACCATTGATCACACCTACCGTGCCAAGGTGGTGGTGAGCACTGGTGGGGTGATGACCCTCTCACTACCCGACGCTACCGTGATCGGGAACGACTTCTTCTTCCTGCTCCGTAACTCGGGGACCGGTACCTGGACCATTGATCCGTTCAGCAGTCAGTTGATTGATGGGCAGGCTACCATGCAAGTGCAGCCGGGTGAATCGCTGTTGCTGTTCTGTTCGGGTGTTACCTGGTACACCGTAGGTTATGGTCGGTCGATTGTCTACAACTTCACCCAGCTTACTAAGGACGTATCGGCTGGCGGCACCTTCACACTGTCGGCGGTAGAAGCTTCCAACAAGTTGATCACCTTTGTGGGTAATCCGGCGGCCGATGTGACCGTAGTCGTCCCAGCGGTGGTAAGCGTCTATTACCTGCAAAGCTCGGTACCCACTACAGCTAGTGTCCTGGTGAAAACATCGGTAGGTACCGGGGTTACCTTGGCCGCCAACCAGCGTATCATCGCATTGTGCGACGGCACCGACGTGCTTTCTGCACAAACTGTAGTGAGCAACAGCGGTCTGTCCCTGGAAGACGGTACCCAAGCGCTACCTTCGCTGAATTTTACGTCCTCACCCAACACTGGCCTGTACAAGTCGGGCACGACGGGTATGGGTATTGCGGCGAACGGTCAGCAAATCGCCACCTTCGACGGCGGGAGTATCGTGTTGGAAGAGCCGGTTACTTTTTCTAGTACAACCAGTCTCCGAATTCCAGTTCTCAAAGCTGACGGCACCACCACGGTAAAAGTGCCACTCACCAACGCTTAAGGAAAGATTATGACAGCTAGAAAGCCTCTGGTACTCAATGGTACCAACATTCAAGAACTGCAATCGGGGGACTCGCTGGATATCCCGGTGGGTAGTGGTGATGTAACTGGCCCCGCTTCCTCTGTTGATGGTGAAGTTGCACTGTTCAGCGGCACAGGCGGAAAGACGATCAAGCGCGCGACAGGCTCGGGCCTTGCAAAGCTGACCAGTGGCGTGCTTTCGACTGCAACCGCTGGCACCGACTACGTTACGCCGACAGGTAGCGAGGTGTTGACGAACAAAGAAATCTCTGGTGGTACCTTCTCCAACGGCTACACCGAAGAAACCTACGCACCGGCTGCCGGATCGTCATTTACGTTCAACTTCGCCAACGGCACAATCCAGGGCTACACGACCAACGCCAATACGACGATCACGCTGCCTGCTGTAGTAGCTGGCAAGAGCTTCAGCATCCAGATTGCTTATGGCGGTGCTCACACCCTGACTTGGGCTGGCGGAACGATTGCGTGGGCCGGTAACACTGTTCCAAGTTTCAGCGGCGCGTCTGGCAAGACGGACACCATCAGTTTCATGGCTAATGTGGCGGGAACCAAGTGGATTGGTACCGCCTTCGCTCTGGGGAGTGCTACCTAATGTTTGCTGTGTCTAAAGCCGCTCAGGCGGTCAGTTCTGCTGTGCTTGCCGATGCCATCGACTTCGATGGAACGAACGATTACCTGTCGCGTTCTTCGGATTTGGTGGGGAATGCTGACGGGAAGACTTTTACGTTTAGTTGCTGGGTGTGGTCTGAAAATATTACCCCTAGTGGGGATATATATTGGTCAAACAACACATCTTTTGCTGTCTACAGGCAGGGTGATGGAACAATAGGCATTGCTGCCAAAAATTCAGCCGGAACAACAATTTTCGGGGCGGTTATTCCAGCAATAAGGCAGTTTACTTTTTTTAACATCCTTGTTTCTGTTGATTTAAGCAATACAAGTAATAGGTATGTTTTTGTAAATGATTCTGCACAGAGTGTAACGTGGAATGTTTATACAAATGATAATATCGACTTTACCAGACCGGATCACAAAGTTTGCGATGGTTCGGCGTACGGAAAATTCAAAAGCCGCCTCTCCCATGTCTACCTTGACTACACCTACCGCGACCTCTCAGTAGAAGCCAACCGCCGCCTATTCATCACAGCAGATCGCAAGCCTGCTGCGAATCAATCTGCGCTGAATCCGATCCTTTACCTGCCGCTGAATGATCCTACACAGCCCGGCAAGAACCTCGGCACAGGTGGCGATTTTTCTTTAACCGGAGTTGTCGCTCGGTCTGGGAGAGGTCCCTCGCAGTTTAATGCGCCGTATAGCGATTTGGATGGTGCTGCGGATTATTTGAGTAGGACGACTGCGATTACCGGGATTGCTGATGGGAAGCAGGTAACTTTATCATTTTGTCTTCTGCGGAAGCAGGGTGGAAGTGCTTCTGAGGTGATCCAGTTAGTTAGTGCAACCAGCAACCTTCGGTTCAGGGTGTACGCTGGTAACAACTTGTATCTATACGGGTTCAATTCATCCGGAACAAATATAGTTGCAATGTCTGTTAGTTCAGATACGTATTTAAGAGTAGGAAGAAATGCACACATCGTTGTATCGTTCGATCTTGCAAACACATCGAATCGCTATTGTTTTATAAACGGCAGGCAGATTTCTGAGCCGTGGGGGCCATACTCTAACCAAAACATTCAATTCACCCCTGCTACGCCTACGTGGGCATTATCCAGATACATGCCAGATGGGTCATTTGCCGCAGGTTGCCTCGGCAACGTCTTCTTCGACACCAAATACATCGACCTCAGCGTACCTGCCAACCTCGCCAAGTTCGTCACCGGCACAGGCATTGACGCTAAACCCGCCGACCTTGGGGCTAACGGTGAATTGCCGTTCGGCACACCGCCGCTGATCTACCTGCCAATGTACGGGAACAACGCTGGGAAGAACTACGGGACGGGTGGGGATTTCACGGCGGTTTCTGGGCCGTTCCCTGGTGCTCGTGGGCCGAATGAGTTTTGGGGGAACTTGGCTAAATTCGGGGCCGGTAACAATTATCTGACAAATAGTTCGCTACCTATTTCGTCAAAGACAATTTCTTTTTCATATTGGATGCAGTTGGATTCAAACACAATAACCACTTGGTCGGCATACAAGGCTGGATCTGCCACTATCTTTATGCGCGACACCGGGGGCGGGACGCTCGAACTAAAGGGATACAACTCCGCTGGAGCTTTAATCTTGGCTTGTTCTTTCTCTCATAGTCGGCAAAACAGTTGGTTGCATATGTGCATTGATTTATCTGACACCAACAAACGGTTCGCTTACGAAAACAACACTCAACTTACGGTCACTTGGTCTCTTTATACCGACGCAACGCTGTATGGGGAAGCGTTTACAGTCGGCCATCAAGCGTATGTGGGAGAGTATTACAAAGGTAAACTCTCCGAGTTCTACTTCACCACCGACTACATCGACTTCAGCCAAGAAGCCAACCGCCTGAAGTTCAGGGACTGCTTTGGAAACCCTGTTGATCTGGCCCCGCAGATTGCTGCTGGAACATTGCCTAACCCCGCAATCTATCTCAGGTTTGCACCGGATAATTTCGGAAAAAATTCAGGTACAGGTGGTGATTTCACTAAATCTGGAACTATTCTTGATGGAGGACAACTCTGATGAACAAGCTCTACGCACTCGTTGTAAACGGCGCAATCCAGCGCATCAATATCCAACTGCCGACGACGGTAGGCGGAATCTTCATTCCGTCCGGCGCAACCGAAGTAGCAGAGTTCGGATTGCTGGAAATCGTCGGCGGCGAACCGCAATACGACCGGGACACCCAGCGTCTGGCTGGACCGAACTATGTGATTGATGGCGCTGTGGTCAGGCGCGTCTACACAGTCGAAGACACCCCTGCCGAGGAATTGGCTGCTCAGGCCCTTGCAGCTGCCAAGGCTGCACGCCAGGCTGAAGTTGAAGCGATCAAGGTTACGACGGTCGCGGGTAACACTTTTGACGGGGACGAGGACGCGCAAAATCGAATGAGCCGGGCGGTTACTAGCATGGAGCCAGGGGATACCATTCCCTGGGTGCTGGCCGACAATACGGTGGCCGTTGTCGAGCAGGATGAACTGAAAGAAGCACTCCGTTTGGCAGGTGCCGCTATGGCTGAAATCTGGGTGAGGCCATATCTGTGATTCAACAGTTCCTAATCGCTCTGGACCAGGTGTTTAATACCCTGGTCTGGGTTTCCGGGGACGGGTTCGGGATGGCAGACGAAACTCTGTCCGCCCGAGCCTGGCGATTGCGTGAACAGTCCAACGCTTATAAAGTGATTGATGCTATCTTCTTTTGGCAGAAAGATCACTGTTATACTGCGTATCAGTCCGAAAAGCTTCGTAAACAACTGCCAAAGGAATACCAGGTATGATCGACCAGCTGATTTCCCGCCTTTTCTCTACTCGCAATTGCGCCCACCTGAACCACTGGCGCACCCAGTCCTATGCTGAACACCAGGCATTGGGTGACTTTTACGATAATCTGACCGACCTTTTGGACAACTTCGTTGAGTGCTATCAGGGTAATTTCGGGATCATCCCAGAAGTGAAGCTGAAAAACGAAACGCATGGTGAGATCCTTAAGTGTCTAGAGTCTGACGCGTTGTGGATTAGTGCCAACCGCGAGTCCATCACCGACGGTGTGGATGCTCTTGAGAATTTGCTGGACGAAATCACCGCGCTGTACCTGAAGACCATTTACAAGCTCAAGAATTTGAAGTAACATGGCCCCGGATCTCAACGATTACGAGAAAAGCCGCCTGAGGGAACTTCTTTCAGGCGGCGATACTTTTGCGCATTGGCACAGCGAAGATCGCCGAGCTACCAGCGATCTGCTCCACGGTCTGCGGCAGGTGGCCAATGTCAAATCGGTATCTGGGGCTTCGGTTGTTCTGACCGGTGGTGAAGACTTTGTGCGTGCGGACACGTCATCAGGGGATGTGACTGTTATTTTGCCCCCGGCGGTGAACGGTCAAGAAGTTACCGTCGTCAAGACATCCGCCTTGAACACGCTTACGGTTCAGGGGTCGGGCGGTGAAACCATCAACGGGTCGGCATCGCTTACCTATACCACACAATGGTCGGCTAGGACATTTAAAGCTGTCGATGGACAATGGTCGATTATCTGGGGCTTCATCCGGGATAAATTTCCCCATGGGGTGTTCTCCGACAACACCGACCAGTATGACGGTGCAACCACCATTCCCTATGCCATGCGACTCAACACGACACAGCATAGCCGGCTGGTGTCCGTACAACCCCGCCTAGCCACAGTCACTGCGTCGATCGCTTCTACTGTGATGACGGTAACGGAAGTAACTTCCGGGAGGCTTTATCCTGGAATGTTGCTTGCAGGTTCGGGCGTGGCTGCCGGGTCTTACGTCTTCTTACAGTTGAGTTCCACAGCTGCGGCAGCCGCCAGTAAAACTTACGTGAGTGGGGGTGCTGTTGGTGCGTTTACAATCACACTGAATTCAGTGGCGGGTGTCGAAGCCCGGCAGTTCATTTCGGGTACTGGGGTTCCTGTCAACACCCGGGTAACAGCGGTAAACACCAGTACCAACACAGTTACTCTATCCGCCGCACTTACTGTGCAGGCAGCGGGTACCTACGAATTTCGGCCTTGGGGCTATCAGGGTACCTACTCAGTGAGTCCTTCTCAGACGGTAGCTAGTACCACCATAAACGGCCGCACGGACACTATGATTACCGTGCAACAATCGGGGCTGTACAACATCCAATTTAGTGCTCAATTTGCCAACCACGACAGCCAAGACCATGATATTGACATTTGGATTAACAAAAATGATACGCTGATCCCCAATAGCAACAGCGTATTTACGGTGCCCAGCAGCCATGGTGGCGTAGACGGACACCTGATTGCTGCGCTGAATCTTATGGTGTATTTGGACGTCGGTGATTACGTAGAAATCGTGTGGCATACCTCGAATTCAGCTGTGTTTATCGAACATCGGCCGGAGCAGATCGCGCCCATTCGGCCAGCCACTCCGTCAGTAATTGCCACCGTGTCCTACGTGTCTTCGGAGACTACTAATGGCTGAAATTAAAGAAGTGTTCCAGATCGCCACCCTGCCGGGCGTCAAGCGTGACGGCACCAATCTGGACGGCGATAACTTTGTCGATGGTCAATGGGTGCGGTGGATTCGCGGTCGAGTTCGCAAGATGGGCGGTTATCAGGAAATGTTATCGGCCCTCCCTGGTGTAGTGCGTGGTTTGCAGGTATGGGCTCGCAACAATTTCACCCTGCTGATTGCGGGCTCCCGATACGGAGTCACTCAAGCGACGTTTGATGAAAATGGTGGAGCGGGTACTTCGTACGACCGCACTCCTACTGGCTGGGGCAAGACACTGGATGGTGCCTGGACGTTGGACACTCTGTATGACTCGGCTGTAGGCAGTGAAGCTACCATTCTGGTTGCCCACCGCAACAACGCTTTGGCCAACATCTACGACGACACCGACACGCAAGTTTATTGGGGTGTGATCAACTCCACCTCGGCGCTGGAGCCTATTTCGGGCCTGTCGGTATCAGGAGGCGTCTGTGCGGTAGCGCCCTACTTGGTTTATTATGGATCGGATGGTCTGGTAGGTTGGTCCGACGCCAATCAGCCCCGCACACTCACTGGTGGGGATGCCGGTCAGGCACGTGTCACCGGTGCTAAGATTGTGAAAGCGCTCCCCTTCCGGTCGGGTTCGGGTCCGGCCGCACTCCTCTGGTCCCTGGATTCTGTGATCCGGATGGACTATATCGGCGGCTCAGCTATTTTCAAATTCTCCACCGTCACCAACCAATCGTCTATCCTGTCCCAGAATTCTGTCATTGAATACGATGGTGATTACTTCTGGATTGGCGTTGACCGCTTCCTCACTTACTCGGGTGGTAAGGTGCAGGAAGTGCCGAACCTAATGAACAAAAATTGGTTCTTCGATAACCTTAACTACGCCCAGCGACAGAAAGTGTGGGCAACCAAGGTACCTCGTTTTGGTGAAATCATCTGGTTCTTCCCCTCCGGTGGCAGCGAGGAGTGCGATACCGCAATTGTACTCAACGTGAACGAGAAGACTTGGTATGACTTTAAGCTCAGCCGCACGGCGGGCTATTTCTCTCAGATATTTCCATTCCCAATTTGGGTGGGTGGGAGTTCTCAGGGTCGGTACGATCTAACTTTGGAGAATGTGACGGGTACCTTCACCAATAACGAGTTGATTCGAGGTGACACATCGGGTGCTTCTGCTCGGGTAAATTACGTGGCGGGTACTTATGATTTGGTGGTACAACCAGATACGCCTACTTCGACGGGGTTTGTTGTCGGAGAATCCGTCACCGGATCAGGCGGAGCAACCGCAGACATCGCCCGCATCGAGCCCATCTCGTCAGGTTACATCCATGATAAAGGGTGGAATGCTATCACCGCTGGTGGGGAACAAGCTATTCAATCCTGGTTCCAGACCTCTGATTTCGGCTACCCCACGGGCGGTGCTCAGCAGAACAACATCAAGGGTTTGAATCGCTGGACGCGTCTGATTCGTGTAGAACCCGACTTTGTGCAAAATGGTGACATGAGTTTACAGGTGGTGGCTCGGGAATTTGCTCAATCTCCTGATCGTTACAGCGAGTCATTTACTTTCGGACCAGAAACTGGTAAAATTGATATGCGGGAGCAAGGCCGTCAGATCCGGCTTCGATTTGAAAGCAACACACTCGACGGACATTTTGAAATGGGCCGGGTGATCCTGCACTCCGAACCGGGTGACGTGAGGTCGTGATGGCTATAACCAATAAAGAAATCCAAGACTACATTTCGCAGAACATCAACGATCCGCAAAAGATCGCTGATGCTATGCAGTTTTACGGTGTGGATGCCAGCCGCATCAATCAAGCGACTGGTTACACGCCTGAACAGATTTCGAGTTATCTCGGCAATCTAGCCCCCCAAGTAGCGACCAACGAGCAGGTTAAAGATTACGTCAGTCAGAACCTGGCCAATCCCCAGAACATCGCGTCAGGGCTTCAGCAATATGGTGTGACCCTGGATCGGTTAGCGGAAGCCACCGGGTACTCGGGAAAACAGATTGATGACTACTTTGGTAGCGCTGGGGTCAAGCCAGTAAGCGTTGATCCTTATAAGAACTACACTCAGCAGCAATTTGACCCCACTCTATCCGAAATGTTTCCCGGAAAAGTAGGCAAAGACGCCTACGGTAGCTTTTATCAGAATGTGCCGGGTGTAGACTTCTCCAAGTTCCAGGTGGGCACGGGCAACTACCGCACCCGTGACATCGGCTTAGGTAAGTACGCGATCGTAGATCCCAATGGCCCGTCAGGGAAGGCTATTGGTATCGGCTACAAAGACCCCGGCCAGGCTGCTGCCGAAATCTCCAAAGGTAAGTGGACCTCTGGCCACGGTGGTGATTGGGCCGACTGGGAAGCGCTGGGGCAGCTGCTTCATAATCCCAACGCCGATGTCACTCGCCGTGATTGGGGATCACTTCCTGGAAACGAGCAGCAAGAGAAGATCACTGGGGCAAACACTCTGTATGGCTCCACCCCGATCTTTTACGATGGAAAACTGATTGGGTACAAGTCAGCACTTACCGGTGGTGAATCCATAGATTCGCGGAAGCAAAACTATCAAACATATCTGGATAGTCTGAGAAGTCCCATGGGATATGATGACCAGGGAAAGCCTTATTACTGGAAGGGTGAATACCAGGGGGGCGCCCCAGTAATCAGTACAGGCTATAATACCGAAGGTGTGGCGGTTGATCCCAACGACCCGTTGCTGCCGTTTGGTACAACTCGTACACCAGTGACCAACGTCACGTACGAGGACTATCTGAAGATGAACCCCCGTCCGGATCAAGATCTGACAATTTCGGGTCCGCTGGGTTTGGGGAGCAGTCATCTGGGTAAATCACATTCCTGGGCCACCACACTGGGCCGCCAGCTGGACCCCGCCCAATATAAGGGCCTGGTGAAACCTCTCAATAAGTCCGACGTGTTTGTGCCGACCGCCAACGTCTCCAAGCTCCCTGGCTGGACCAACACTGACTCTTACAAGCACATCGACCAGAATTACAACTGGACGTCCGATATGGGGCCGCTGCTCACTTTTGCCAATATCGTGGGTATGATGACTACCGGCGTTCCCATCGGCAGTGCAGTGGGTGCTGCATCCAACTTTATCGGTGGTGAAGAGAAGACCGGTATGGATCACTTGAAAGCCGGTACGGCTCAGTTCCTGGGTAACCAGCTGGCGGGTCTCACCGGTGGAGAATCGGTGCTGGGTACCGGCGTCGATCTGGGGTCCCAAGCACTTAATTCCGCTGCGTCCAACGCTATCGCTCAGGGTGGTCTGACTTCTCTGACTGGTGGAGATGTAGGAAAGGCCGCCGCTATGGGTGCTATTTCCGGGGGCCTGTCTGGGTATGCAGGTGCAACTGCTAAGGATCTGACTTCATCCTTGGTCAACCAAGGGTTGAGCGAATCAGCTGCAAAACTGGCATCTAGCGCACTGGTCAAGACCGCCGGAAACGTTCTGGGCGGTTTGGTATACGGTCAGGATATTGGACAAGTGCTTGAAAATGCGGTAAAATCGGGGACTATTGACATGATCTCCGATCAAATGGTAGCAGAGCTTGCGCCGAAGGTTGGTAAATCAGCAGCTAATATGATCACAAAAACTGCCTTGGGGCAGGCTCTTAAAACCATTTGAGGACATATGCCGACATACGACGAGATTGCAGGATTTGTGAGGGATAACATCAACAATCCGAAATCCATTTTCGACGCAATGAACCAATTTGGTGTCACACCGCAACAAGTAGCTGACGCCACGGGTTACACATTGGATGATATTGGTGGATATTTGTCGCCATTTGGTGGCCTGTCCGCGTTTTCTACGACGGTGCAGACTCCAGCGGTTAAAACCCCGACAACCCAAACCCCGACGGTGCAGACTCCAGTGGTTAAAACCCCGACAACCCAAACCCCGACGGTGCAGACTCCAGCGGTTAAAACCCCGACAACCCAAACCCCAGTGGTTCAGCTTCAGGTAGATTGGGCAGCAATTTTGGCCGCGCTTGGTCTAGGGGGTCAACCTGCTGCACCAACTCCGACTCAAGCCCCAGCACCCCTTCCCGGCTTACCGGGATGGGGCGGCCAGCCCACCACACCCACGCCAACAGAAGCCCCGGCAGGTGGCCTCGGTCAAGCTAGCCAGTCATTGATCCCCCAGGGCGTGGAAAACACCGTTCGCAATTACCACCAATCCCTGACTCAGGGTCTTTTTGGGAATCGATAACATGTGGGATGATCTCTATTCTTTGACCCCTAGCAACCGTCGCCGCAAAACCGGTATCAGCTTCCTGGATGACATCCTGGGGTATGATGGTACTTTCGACTGGACCGATGGCATGGATTGGGGTTTTGGTTCTTCAGATCAGAATGCCTCTTTGGGGGATTTGCTATCTGGTGCCGGTAATCTCGACTTGAATTGGTCCATTCCAACCGGGGAAGATACTTCGGGATGGACATTCGACCTATCGGACATTCTGGGTGATTCTTCGGGGTCGCTGGGTCTGCTTCCCTATCAAGATACCGAAGAAGACTACCTAAACACCCTTCGCAATGTCGGTATGACTGATGACGACATTCTGGGTGATTCTTCGGGGTCGCTGGGT